TATTATATCAGAATTAAATTGCTATATTTCTTGGCACCATAGCTGAGCATCTATGACAATAATCGTAGGTAGAGCCAGTATAGGGGCATTCTCCAGCATAAGCTAAGCTATGACCTTTAAAATAACAAAATATAGATTTAAAATAATTAATCATTTGTTAACCTTTTAATTTCATAATAGCATACTGGACATTCTCCAATATGTAAATATTTTCCAGAATCTGTCTTACGTATTTCTTTTATTTTGCCTTCAGTATTTTTTTTACAATAAATACAATAAGCTTTTACTGTTACGATTCTCTTTTCCATGATCCGCTTTTTCTAGGGTTTGGATCTTCAGATATTTCATTGTTGGTTTCAACAATTGGCCTTCCATGAGAACCATCACATACAGGGTATGAAGCTGATCTGCCACATTGACATATAACAGCAGCCCCATACACTGTAGGCATTATGCTGAAAGGATCTTTGCTAAAGCATTAACAGTTGCTGCAATTCTTCCGATATCACGCAATTGCTCTAAAGAATATCCTTCTTCTTTTAAAGTTTCATAATGTGCTTTTACACAAAAATGACATTTACCAATAATTGAAGATGCAAGTGAGTAGGCCTCAAAATTTCCTTTTGAAGTACCCCCATGCGATGCAATAGCATTCATTCTAAGCTGTGCAGGTAAGCCTTTAAGATTAGCATCGTCTGCCATCTCTAAATATGGGTACCAAACATTGTTTTGTGCCATAATTGCGCCTGCTGTTAATGCAGCATTTTTTTCAATCTCATTGGTTGACCCTGATGCAATAAAAGCAATCAGCTTACCATTACCTGTAGCAAAAGCTGCTGCTAAAGCTAAATGTGTAGCTAATTCTGCATCTATTGTACTTCTATTAATTACAGCATCTAAATTAAGCTTAATATCTTTTGCGTATTCTGGAAGAGATTCTTTAAGAGCATCAACCCATGACATTAGAGTGTGTCTCCCCCAAGTGGTCGGTTGCATGCACAAAGTTCACCTGTTTGTAATGCATCTAAAACTCTAAGGGCTTCGTCAGCGTTACGTCCAACATCTAGGTTGTTACAAGTTACGTGCTGAATGATGTTATCTGGATCAACAATAAATGTTGCACGATATGTGACGCCAGATGAATGATGAATTCCAAGATCATTTGCTAGTTGATGAGCAGTATCAGCAAAAGACCATGAATTTGTTTTCTTTAAATCTTCGTGTGCATTTCTCCATGCAACTTTACAAAATTCATTATCTACTGATCCAGTCATAAGAACTGCGTCTCTGTCATTAAAATCATTAACTAAAGCATCATATGCAACAATTTCTGTCGGGCATACAAATGTAAAGTCTTTTGGATAAAAAACAATTATCTTCCATTTGCCTGGAAAAGAATCTTGAGTAATTGTTTCAAATGAGCTATCTTCATAAGCCAAGGCTCCAGGCTTTACTCCTGTGACAGCAAAGTCACCTAATTTTTGTCCTACTGTTTTCATAAAATTGAGTTGTCCAATACAGAATCAACAGCATCATCCACAGATGGAAGATGCTCTTTTGTGCAATTACCGCATTTTAAGCACAAGTTAAACTTTTTTTCTACCAGTTTTTTTAGGTTGTTTTGGCATAGTAGAAGTTTCTCTTCTTATGCCGTGTTTATTTCTATCAATTTTAATACCCTGCTTAGGATATCTCTTTGGTGTTTGATTACTTGTTACAGCACCAGCAGGTGCACCAGCGTTAGCTGGTGGCACCATGCCAGTACCGTCATCTTTTTTAAAATTATCAGTCTGCATCATTTACCACATCTCCAGAAAGTGTTGTTGTACTTTCTGAGTCACGGTCATTAATTCCTCCAGCGCCCATTTCATCCATATCTGCGCCAAACATATCTGATACAACCATCATTGGCATATCCTGTGATTTAATGTCTCCATTATTTCCAGGTTCGCCACATCCACACATCATACACATTAGTTACAGTTCTCGCAATCTTTAACTGCACATGGCTCTTCGCCTCTTGTGTCTCTTGTGCAAACAGCTGTAGGCTTACTAACAGCAGCTACTACTGTTTCCAATACTGACTCCACATTTGGAGCAATGATTTCTTCTTTATCAAAAAGTCCCATTATTACTTTCCGCCTTGATTTACGCCAGCACCATCTTGTGTTGACTTGTCAGTTGCAGGAAAAGCTGATCCTGTGTTATCTGAATAGTGTGCATTGATGCTGTTTGTTCCTGCTGGTTTAGCAGCCTCAAATCCGCCACCGTTAATACCGTTTGTTGTCATGATTTTCTCCTATAGGTTATTAATTTAGATGGGTCTAGAAGTCCATCTATCCCTCTATTATATCATTATTGTTATTTAGTTGACCACTCTTGATCTTCGTCTAATTCTTCCCATGGCGTGGCTCTGTGCATTCCTGAATATTTACATGGGCAAGCAATTCTAAATGGATTATCAAAAGGCAATCTTGTTCTAATTATAACAACAGTTAAACAGTCTGGACAAATAAAAGTTGATTGCTTTAATGGCCCAGCTTTTGGATTATTGGCCTCAATAGCCGCTTTGTGTTTTAAATCTAATTCAACAGCTAATTTTTTTTGCTGTTCTAGTTCACTCATGATTTATATTTTTCATTCCAATGATCTTTGCAGATCTCTATAATTTTTGTTTCTGAGCTTGTTAAAAATTTTGCTTCTTGTTCGCAACCTTCCATTTCACAAATTTGGTTAGACATTACTTTATCTTAGATCCAAACTTGTTCCATGCTCTTTCGTGTAAGAAAAATCCTAACATTTCTAATGAAGAATACAAGATAGCAAATGTACCAGCATACTCCCAGTGTGCTTCTCCAGTTATAATTTTTTCAAAAAAATAAACTAAAGTGCCTACTACGCCAATATGAACAATTGGCCATGTAATTGATTTATAAAAACTTCTTTTACTTGATTCCATAGTACTATTCTATCATTATATTTTGTAGTAGTCCAGTAGGTAATTTATATTCAAATTGAAGGGCAGCCCTAGGTTCAAAGGTAAAAACCTGATGCTCTAATTTTCCAGGTACATAAAGTACATCCCCTGGGGATACAATCTCATCAAATTCTTCAGAAACCCACCTAGTTTTTCCTATACATTGCCAGTAGAAATGATCGTATCTGTCGCTATGCATAGAAGATGGAGGCTCTGCTGCAAAATTAACATAAGCTGAAAGAGGTTTTCCGTTGTTTGGCAAAAAATTAAATTTTTTAAAGAATAAGTCTATTTGTGGATAAAATTCTATTGTTGGATATGTTATATTTAAATAAAATGGATTTTTAAATAAAACTCCATTGATAAAATGTTCTCGATCTTTATCGTTTGGAGTATAAAAAACATTAGTATTTTTATATTGATAATCTAAATGATCAATAAAATTGGACCATTCAGGAGTTTCCGCTAATATATTTTTAAATAAATGTATGCGGTTATTTTTTTTAGCTGAAATTATTTCATTTAACATTTTTAAATAGGGGCGAGGATTTCTCCCCGCCCCTTCCTTAATTACTTAAGTGTTGAAACTTTAGCCTTTGGATTAGCTTTGTTCCATTTTGCAGCAAGTGCATTAAATGCTTTCTTTACTGCAGCAAGAGCCGCAGCATTATCTACGTTTGCCTTAGCAAGCGCAGCATTTGATGCAGCAGTTTCCGCCTTAGACTTTGCTAGCTCTGCATCGGCAAGAGCCTTTGCATCGGCAAGAGCCTTTGCGCCTGCAGCCTTTTCAGCAGCAAGTTGTGCCACAACAGTAGCTAGTTCTGCATTTTTTGCAGCAAGCTCTGATGCAAGATCACGAACTACTGCAGTCTTAACAACAACACCAAGAGGTGCTGTCAGACCAGTTACAGCAGTAGCCACCGTAGCAGTAGCAATAAGAGTAACTGTACCAGATGCAGGAAGTGTAACATCCTGTGTCTTTGTACCAAGAGTTGCTGTGGCAGTGTCAGTTGTTAATGCATATGTTGTTGAAGCAGTTGGGGTAACATACTGAAGGCTAATTGATGCATTACCCTTAGCGTTTCCAAACACGTCATAACCAAGCACCTTAATTGTTGAAACAGTTCCAGCAGCGCCAGATGTTGGGGCGTCTAGAGCAATTGTATTAAGTGCTCCTGCTGTACCGTTGAAATAGTAAACTGTTGTATTACCAGCAACTGTTACAGAAACTGTGCCTGCAGCAGTCGAAGTTGTAAATACATATAGATCAGCAGTAGTACCTGTACCTGTGCTGATTGATGCTGATGTTGAACCAGCAGATGCAGTTACTGGTGCTGCAACTGTAGCAAGAGCGGTTACGATCTTACCATTTGTTACAGATGCAGAAACAACTGTTCCTGTATCTAAACCAGTTAATGCAATCTTTAAAGCATCTGCAGAATCTACAGAGTTATCTGCAGGAACTGGAAGAGCAATTGCAGTTGCTGCTGTTGTACCAGCAGTTGCGGGTGCCGAACCACCAACTGTAAGAGTTGTTGATACTGCAGCACTTGCAGGTGTTGCAACAAGTGAACTCAAGGTAATGGCTGCAACCACACCAAGAGCGATTTTCTTAAATGACTTCATTTAATTTATTTCTCCTTAATTTATCTGTCTCTTATGAGCACAGAAATTTAATCGTATTCGTTAACACGAACACAAAACATACATGGGTCGTTTCCTTCGTCCCATTCTTGCATTTCTTCATCAGTTAAAGGTCCACCTTCATGAGTGTTACAAAACACTGGTGAAACCCAACCTTTATCTTGACCATAATTGAGCCAACTTTCAAAATCTAGATCCATTGATCTATCTCCTTCATAATTCGGTGTTTAGGCATTGCGCCCACTACCCTATGAACTGGTTGACCATTAATAAATAGTACCATAGTTGGGATCGATTGTATAGAGTATTCATCAGATTTTGTTGGATTCTCATCAACATTTAACTTACCAATGAGTACTGCCCCCTCAGAATCAATTTCTTCAAGTATGGGAAGCATTTTTTTACAAGGCCCACACCATTCAGCCCAGAAATCAACCAATACTGGCCTATCTGAATTAATAAAATCATTAAAACTATCTTCATTAAGCTGCAGCATATTTGACCTCATGGGTAGGCCAGTAGTACTGGCATCTATCACAACATGGTTTGTTGTATGGATCATTTACAGATGATGCAAACTCTGCATAATAAATTGGATCTTTTCTGTATAGATTAGCTTTATGTGTTGCGTTAACACGTTTAATAATTGTTGGAGTACTTGCCCATATAGGAGTATTGTCTTCCCACATTAATGCTTTACGATTACGAGATAAAGAATCTAAATTAGCTTTATTTTTATCTGTTTTAATGCCACGCATATCAGCCAATACAACTGCTGTCATAGCATAACGATAAAGTTCTGCTTCAGCACCTTCCCACATAAGAACTGCTGGATGATTCCGCCAAGCATTTGATCCAGAGGTGCCAGTTAAAATGTTGAGTATTTGATAACACTCTAATATTTGTTTATTTAAACGCTTGTTGTCTAATGCATCGAGACTGTTACGTTTAGCTGGAAATGGTAAAAATGTTTGCATGTCTTTATCCTATCAAATAGAACTGGGCAGGTCAAGCCTGCCCAGTATCGTTTCCCTTTAATTCATTTGCAGCATCATTAAAACGCTTCATAAAATTTTGAATAACATAAATTGTTGTTTCGTGTGCGTTGCTAGACATTGCACTGAATGCCTGTTGATTTCTTTCTGCTTCAGGCAATGCTTCAGCCCACTTGTTATATAAATCAGCTGCAACATCAACTATAATTCCTTCTAAAACTGTTTGCTGTTCTGACATTATAGTTGTACCCCCAAAGCTGAATCAATATCCATTAATTTATTAAATGAACCCATCTTTCCAACAGTTGTTTTTGTTGTAGACGTTAAAGCATTTAGTGTTTGTGTATATGTTGCATTTGGTTTTGCAGATACAAATTGCAACCATTTTGCTGCTGCAACTTGAGTTGCAGAAGAGGATCCTGAAATATTTTTAACTACTCCACCTGGGCCTGCCACTGTAACATACCCTAGTGTAAAGAAATCTAGCTTAACAGCATCCACGTTACTGGTGCTTCCAATCAAATTCCCTCTATCTACCTGTCCAACTGAAATTGATGAATCAATACATGATGGCCAATCTATGCGCTTATAATCCGCATTGTTGCCTACGGCAAAAAATGTTGGAACGTTAATTGCAATCAAATCTTCAATTGCTTGCTGTGTAATCGGTGTTTTCGGGCAATAATCTGTACCTACAGCTCCAAGTGCGTGGTGTCCTTGAGACATTGTTACAGCCTTAATGTTATATTTTGTAGCATTAAGTTTTACCCATTGTAGCGCTTTGTATACGGTTGCTTCGCCCGCATATTGTCTTTTACCAGTTTTTGGATCATGACCAATAATTTTAATAAACACAATATTAATATTAGGATTTGCTTGAAGCGCAGTTGATGTCATAAAGGTTCCGTGGTCAAAACCATTTAAATTAATAAATTGATTAGGGACTACTGCTGCATGTGAACTTTCTTCAAAATTAGTTCCATTTGGACAAGAGGTCCATTCTAAAATACAAACTTCAGTAATAATTTTTCCTTGAAATGCAGGTAGAGTATCGTCAATACCTACATCTAAAATTGCTAAAGCAGGTGCTGCTGGCGCAGCATTAGCTGATGTTACGGCTAATGGTAAAGCAAGTGTAAGTGATAGTAAAGCAGTTATTAGTTTTTTGTTCATACCGTAATTTTACTAAATAAAATCAGTATGTCAAGGGGTTTCTGTTATTTTTTTATACCATTTGCCAGAGTCAAGGTCGTTAGATACGCTCATTTCCTGGCTTTCTAATAGATTAGATATTGTCATTGCCATAAGCTCTACATGCATTTCTAATCTTTGTACTGCAAGTTCTAATTGCCTAATTCTTTCAGACTTACTCATTCCATTTTCTCTCTATCTAATAAGGTGGGGGCAGTTGCCCTAGTTCCACAATTTGCACATTCCATATCTAAGAAATATGTGCCAATTTCATAATTGTCAAAAATTACTTTAACATTAAAAATGTTGCACCCGCATGGGCACATGTGAATAGGCGCTCCACGCAGATCCATTGCGTGATCATAATTTTCTGGCTTTAAATCATTGATATCAACAATTTTTCTTTCTTGTTCTTGTTCCAACAACGCTTCTTCTAAAAGATTTATGTAATACAAGCCAAACCGATATCTTGAAACGATCCATTTATATGCAGCAAACATTATAAAGAATGCAAAAAGCGCATATATAGTTCTCATATATCAATTATACACTATACTTGAATGTATGTAAATGGTGGAGATACAGCCATATTAAATTCTGAAGCTGCTTCTAGCGCTGCTTTTATACGCATCTTAGGATTCTTTTGATTTCTTGTTGCCCACAAAGCTCCCAATGCTAACTGGCCACCGCTTCCTTCTGCCATGAAATTGTATACATTTTCTCCAACATGAAAGTCTTCATCTATAGTAAAGATTCTACCTTCTACCCCAACTATAAAAATACCACCTGTATCTTCTTCTGATGCAGATCCAATACTTCCGTATCCGTTATCTTTAAATGCTTGTTTAATAGAGTCAATAAATTTTGTTCTCATAAATTTATCTAATCCAGAATTTGTTTTTGTTGGTGTATACTTTGGTGGCGTCCAACTATACTGTAAAATTTGCCCCATGCGAAATGAATCTGTAAAAGCAACTCCGTACTGACCAACTTTAAAACATTTTGGTTCTTTACGTGCAATGATCCATCCAGATTTTTCATCAGAAGCGGCATGATCGGAACCCATATATACGGTTCCACCTTGAGCTATTGCGACAATACAAGTCATATATTTAGTATACTAAATATATTTTTAATTGTCTATTTTGTGCTCAGAATGGACCTCAAAATGACTTAATTTTAAAATAGTACCTTCAAGCTCAGATTTTACCTCTATAAGTTCTTGTAATGCTTCAAAATATTTTTCTTTCCATTCTGTTAAATCTTTTTCTAATTTATATAATTTAATTTGTAAATCTTTAATTTCTAACAAAAGCTGGTCATGAGCCTTTTGAGAAGCCACTTCAGCTCTTTCTTTAGCTTGTCTTTTAGAGTTAACAAATGAAGTCAATATTCCGCTTATCGCAGCCGAAAATAAACTTAATATAATTAAAGATGTATTATTCATAATACGTTAATTATACAGTATAATATATGTTAAATTAATAATTCAGAAGCTGAAATATCTGGTCCAACATACTTCTTTTTGGCAATATGTTCTTTAACATGCTCTGCTCCATATTGTCTGCCAGCTAAAATCACAAGCCATCTGGGTTCCATTTTGTTATCTGAGCAGCTTTGACATAATAATAAATTAATTGATAACAAAACAGATTTTTTAGCCGATAAAGCATTCTTACTTTTGTTGCATGAATAACATAAAACTTTTTCCATTTTTAATTAACCTTAATCCATTTCATATATTTATTTCTTTCTATTCTTTGTCTCAATTGTTCTTTCTCTTTCCATTCCAATGGGTCCCATTTTTCTTTTTCTGCTAAATATTCTGGGTCTCCTTCATATCTCCAGTGCCAAAATGACCTAATTATGTACTTTTCTCCATCCAATACGTTTTTAACACCGTGGTAGTAGGGGGCTGATGATGGAAAAACTATTAAATCCCCAGCTTTTGCTTTATAAGAAATAATTTGATCATCTGGCTCTACTAAAAACAGCACTTCTCCACCTTCATAGTCGTCGTTAATGTATAAGTTTGCTGTAATACCATGCTTAATCCCAGGCATCTGACTTCTTTCTTGTTGATAGTCAGTATGAAAAGGTAGTATTAGCCCTGTATACTTTACTTTTTTAGGAAAATACTTACATAATTGAGGTTCTGATGAGTGCCAATTTGGTAAATCTATTTCATTTCTTTTAATGTAATCAGATGTAATATTTTTAAAAATTTCTGAAAACACTTGGCTTATATATTTTTTATTTAAATCTGTTTCTCTTGTTTTTGTAATAAAACTATGTGGATCTCCAGAAAAAGCTTCTGTTGTAAGTGTTGTATAATACCCAAAAGATCCCCAATTTTTCCATAATTCTTTATCAACAGAATAAACATTGTTTATAAATTCTTCAAAATTAGGAATAGCATTATGATATACATCTATTTTATCTGCAAGATTAGTAATTTGAAAATTCATTTTGTACTACCGCCTGGCTTTCCTTCAAGCTCAACTCTAACCCCATATGTTTCAAGAATTTTTTTTACCATTTCAACATATTCAATAACCTGCATTTTAATTGAACCTTCGTATCTAGCAAAATTATCTTCATATAATCTAATAGCTAAAAAATCTGGATATTTTACAATATCCATTTGTAATTTTGGATCAGGTTTTTTTAATTCTCTTATTTTTAAAGCCATTTCTTTATTATAAAAAACTGGCTTGTTTGGTTCACCAGTCCATTGATTTATGCCATATTTAAAATGGTCTTTATCTTTATCAATAAACATGTTTTTCTTTTATCCGTTTCCAAACTTCCTTTGTTTTGTGTGCATTTCTGGCTTTATCAACAGCTCCTGAAGCAAGGTATACTCCACCCCACACACCATACTCATCGTTGACTATACCCTCGTCGTGGCATATTTTGATAACTGGACATGATAGGCATGCCTCATCAATGTTCTTGGCTATATTTATATCAGATTCATATCTATCAAAAAAAAGATTAGTATCCATGCCCAAGCACACTGCGAACTCGTACCATTTAGCATTTTCCTGATCTATTCCTAGATCATTTAAAATATTTGACATATTGTTTAGGCAGTTTCCAAATTCCTTCATGGCTGACAGAAAACTTTTCTGCCTTGCCCCAAGCATTTTTTCTATACATACCTTTTACGTCTGTATATCCGCCTACGTCTTTTTTCCAAACTATAAGATCGTAATTGTTCCAGAAGGATTCTTGAAATTTTGTAGTAGATTTTTTAATAAAAACATCTACGCCTTTTTCTGTTAAAACTAACAAGACACTACTTTCTTTTATAGCTATAGGTTTTGATCCTATAGCATAAATTATACAGGTTTAACAAAGGGTATGTCAAGCCTATTTGGTTCTAATTTTGATGATATTAATTTGTTTAATTTCATCATCTGTATTAAATATGTCTTTAATATATTCAACAGCATCGTCCGATGTAAATGCCTCTACTTCAACATCCACCTCTAATTTAATGCCATATGTATTCATAAGATAATTATATCATTGATTAGATGCTTTTTTGTCTACTGCTGAAAAAGCTGAATTAATTTCTTCAACGGTTAATTTACCGTCATCAAGAAATCCACGAGCTAATTTTTCAACAACTGTAGCAACACCTAGAGTACCAGCTAATATAACCGCTTTAACAGTGCTTATTCCCACTACGGCTCCTGCTCCAATTACTGAAAGTCCTGAAGCTGCAAATACGGCAACAATTCTAGCTAAAATATTATTTATACTAGCTATAGCGCCTCCACCCACATGTGTTGGTTCAACTGTTTGTTTTTTTGTCATTTTATTCCTTCTCTCTGAAATCTTTAATTCGATTTCTAATTAGCCAAATAACGAATGCGTACATTATTACCTGACCTATAACTGTTTTGGCAGATCCAGTCAGCACTAGCCAACCAGCAAACAGACCTACCAGTGTCCATATCTCGTCAACAATATCTGAAAAGATTCCACTAATTATTCTTTTAATCATTTCCGAACCTCCTTCTAAAAGCAACCAAAGCTGCTGTTATGACTAAGATTTTCTTTGCCTTTTTTCTTGTTACTGGACTCATATCATTTCCGATATTAGCCAATGCTGTATACGCTGCGCCAACTGCTTGAATTGCTTCTCCCGCACCAGGAATCGCTTTCAAGGCAGCTGGTAAAAACGTACATTGCTCAACAGGATGCTCTACTCCGTTTACATCAATATGTATTTCTAATCCATCCTTTGTGATTGTTTCGCAAACATAAGTCATTATTACTGGAACTGCAATATCTGGTGCGTTAAATGTTGTACCACCAGGTTGTCCAATAAATGTATCTTGAGTTGTAATAGCCTCTGGTGGAATTGGTAAACCAGATCCAGGTGGTGGGGGTGGTGGTGTTAGTTTTCCATCTTCACCTACAACTTGTGGTTGTGATTTAGTTCCATAAAATTCAATACCGCCATTTTCTACACCAGGTTTGTCAACTTGAACTTTTGCAACAAGTGCTGATGCTGGCGCTTCTTTAACTACTGTATCTGAAAGTTGATCTGGACTATTTGGTTTTACACCAATCTCTTCTGCTTTTGCTTTATCTGCAGCAGCCTTTTCTGCTTCTGCTTTAGCAGCATCTTCTTTTGCTTGTGCATCTTTTGCTGCTTGTTCTGCTGCTTTTTGTTCTGCTGCTGCTTTATCTGCTTCTGCTTTAGCATTTGCTTCTGCCTGTGCTTTTGCATCTGCTTCCGCCTTTGCTTGTGCTTCTGCTTGAGCCTTTGCTTCGGCTTCTGCCTTAGCATTTGCTTCTTCTTGAGCTTTAGCCTCTGCTTCTGCTGCTAATCTTTCAGCCTCTGCTTTGGCATCTGCTTCTGCTTTGGCTTTTGCTTCAGCCTCTGCTGCCTTTGCAGCCTCTTCTGCTGCTATACGATCTGCCTCTGCTTTTGCTGCAGCTTCTGCTGCTGCTTTTGCTTCTGCTTCGGCTTTTGCTGCTGCTTCGGCAGCTGCTTTTGCTTCTGCTGCTGCTTGGGCTGCAGCCTGTGCTGCTGCTTGTGCAGCGGCTTCTGCTGCTCTTGCTTGTGCTTCAGCAATTGCTCTTGCTGCTGCCTGACGCTGTTGTTCTTCTAATGCAGCCTGTGCAGCATAAGTTGCTTGGGCATTTGAAACATTTGTTTGCATGGTTTGAACAGATGTATTTAAATTAGAAATAGCCATTGACGCTGAAACCTCTGCTGCTTGTGCAGTAGACTGCAAGTTTGTTAGGTTTTGATTTGCAGTTGTTAGGTTTTGGTTGGCTGTTGTTAGGTTTTCATTAGCAGTTGTTAGGTTTTGCTGTGAGGTTTGTAAAACTTGATTAGATATTTGAAGATCATTTTGAGCAGTCTGAACAACTAATGTTTGTTGAGCAACCACATTTGTTTTATCTACAACGACATTTTCTGCAGTAGTTTTTTCTTGCTGTAAAGTTGTAAGGGTTGCCTGTTCAGTATTTAATGTTTGAGTTGCTGTAGCCAAAGTTGCTAACTGTGTAGCGCTGGCAGTAGATGTACTAAATTCAGATGCAGGAATAACTTCCCAACCGCCATTACCTGTATATCGTTTTAGGGCAACATTTGCTCCACCACCATTTTCATAAAACCAAAAATCTAATGTTTTCCCAACATTTGCTGTTGTGTTTATCGCAGCAGTTGATCCACCGCCACCCTTGTCATACCAATCATTAATAACTAATTGTCCATCAAGGTAGAGTTTTGTTCCATCATCTGCTGGAGCATAAATCCACTGTGTACCTGTATATTGAGGTGTCCAGACACCTTGCCATCTTACTTGAAAATCTTCAGGGTATGTATTGGCTGGACCACCACCACCCCACTGTTCATTAATTCCATTTGTATCAGTAGTGGTAGAAACTACCTGACCTGCACCTAGTGGTGGTGCGTTATTATATCCAATATCTTGATAAACTGTCATTGTTAATCCAGGACTTGTATTTGCATTTACTATTGCCTGTGCATCATCTTTATTTGTTTGTGCAGTTGCTACTACTGGTATTTGTGTATCTACCGCTGCAGTTGCCTGAGTCAAAGTAGTTTGAGCATTTGTAAGATTTGTTTGTGCTTGTTCTAAATTTTGAGTTTCTGTAGTCAAGGTTTGTGTGTCAGTTGCTACTTGTGCAGTTGCTGTTGAAACCTCTTGAGTAGCCTGAGTAACGGCAGTTTCTGCTTGAGAAACTGAAGCGGTAGCAGATTCAACAACTACCTGTTGTAAAGATACATTATTGTTAGCAGTTCCCAAATCAGTCATAGTGGTCATAACTGTTTGAATATTTTGATTAACAGCGTCAATAGATGATTGAGCTACAGTAATAGCCTGATCTACTGGCGTAGAGTTTGAAAGAGAGTTTGCTTGAGTATCTACCGTTTGAAGCGTGGTTTGAGCCTCTGATACCGCTGTTTGAGCGGACACTACGCTTGTTTGAGCAGATATTTGAATTGTTACTGTGGAGGTTTCTGAAGGAGCGGGAGAAACTTGAACTGTTACTTCATCCGCAAAAGATTGATCTGGAGATATAAAAAATAACCAGCCCATTACAAATAGGCTGAATAAACTTAACTTTAACTTTCTAGTCAACTGAGTTGACCTCCTAAGTAAATAATATTTTTATTTACTTAGTTATTATATCAGTATGTTAGTTTAAATTACTTAGGATTATCAGTTTTATAAAATCCGCCACCTTTAAATTGAATTCCAAACGGACTGTAGTACCTTGTCATCTCAGAATTACATTCTTCACATCTATACCCAGGATCAGCTTCAGAAATTGATCTTGTTACTGCAAGTGTTGCATGAGCATCATCTAACTTACATTTGTATTCATATACTGGCATATTTTATCTTTCTTGTAATGGGCAGTTTTAGGACATACCCAGGTCTCAATACTACTTAATCTTTAAAATTTTTGGCTGTTTTTCTTTTGGTAGATTTCTAACAACATGAATATTTAACATGCCATCTTTTAGTTCTACACTAGAAACTTCCATATATTCACTTAATTCAAAGATTCTTGTGAATTTACGTGCAGCAATACCTTTGTGAACAACTTCTCCTTCAGATACTGATGTAATTTCTCCTGTAATCCATAGACTTCCGTCTTCAATAGATACAGTTAAATCTTCTTTTGTGAATCCTGCAACTGCCAGCGTAAGCTGATAGTTGTCCTCATCTAGCTTTAGCAAATCATATGGCGGGAAAGCCGTATTATTTACCCTACTTAGATTGTTAAAACGTTCCAACTCTCTGTTGAAACCAATAAAAAATGGATCCTTGAAAAGATCCATAGCAAATTGTGTTACCATTTTGTGCTCCTTTTAAGCGAGTTAAATTAGTACCCCCTAGCGGCAGGTACTAGTATATTGTACAATAGAAGTATGGAAAAAGTCAATGTCGATAAATATGTAATAATGATTAAAGACATAATAACCGAAGAAGAAGCTGATTTTTTAATAAAAATGGCACAAAATGCAACCGAAGAAGAGTGGGATGCATATAGAAAAAGCCTTGGTCCAGATGCGGATTTGGTAAATGCAGCCTACGGGGATTGGACTAAGCAGATGCTTTGGCTTCAGTTAAATCCGCACCTATTTGCAAAAGCGCAAAACCTAGTTGAATCAATAAATTCTCGCTGTATACATATTATCAATGATCATTATCAAACTAATTATAATTTAGATCCACTTTATAATATTTATAAATTTAGAGATGGTGATTACATGAAAGAGCATCACGATTCTGGTTTATCTCCAGACATTAGATACGGTGCCGTAATTTACCTAAATGATAATTTTGACGGCGGCGAAATTTATTACCCTAAAGCTAATTTAGAGATAAAACCTATTGCAAGATCACTGGTTGTTCATCCTGCTGGAATGATTTATAGACACGGAGTTAGAGCTGTAAAAAATGGTGAAAGATTTAGTTTAGCTGGTTTTGTAAGAATTAATCAGTCCCAGTCGTAGTTTTCTGGCATTATAAATGGTCGTACTGAATGCTTTCCTGTTTCTTTTAATTCTTTAGGCCTATACATACTATCTTCACTATCTTTAAATTGATAAGACAAAACTATTCCAGCCCTGGGACCACTAAAGTTTACTGCATGCTGTACGCCAGTTGGAATCACTATAACATCGCCTGGTTCCATTAAATAAGTTTGTGATGGCTCTTCGTCATCTTGGTTAATTCTTGTTTCCCAGACGGTAGTCCCCTGACATTGCCAATGAACATTTACCCAATCATCTGCGTGTGTTGGAACATTAGGTTCTCCAGAAGAAAAATTAATAAAAGATGTGCCACCCCAAGCATTTTCTTGATAAATAATATCAAAAAAGTTTTTAACATTAATAATTTCAGGGAAAAAGTTTTTTGCTTTGTTCGGCTCATTAACAACATCACGAGTTTGATAATAAAAATTATGCTTTCTTAATACACCATTAAATACTGTGTATTTAGGATCAGCATTCATTATTTTAATTGCTGGACCTTTATTTAATTGATAATCTAAATGATTTAAAAATTGATCCCATGTTGGAACTGAGCAAAAAAGACCCTTAAAAAATGCTGGTGTTTTATTTTCTGTAGCATCTTCTATGATCTTTTTTGCTTCAGTTAACTTCATTTATTTTTAGCTCTAGTTTTAGCCAATGCTTCAAAGTCTTTAACTTTGGTTTCACCCAAATATCCCCAAGCATATCCCTTATCTATCATTTCTTGATTGATAGACTTATCTGATCCGTCTAGAAAAACCCAGCCCAATATTCTTCCATATTTTTCTGAACTATCTAATTTTTCAGTTTTGATAATAACTGATTTTGCACTATCTATTGCATGCTTAAGATAGGCTTTTGATTCTAGCCCTAGTGCTTTTTCCATCTTGTCCGATGTTCTGGATTCTGGAGTATCGATTCCAGCAAGTCTCACTCGTGAACTAAACGATATGTCAAAGCCCAAGTCTATGTCAACATCAATAGTGTCTCCATCAACAATTTTGTTTACCTTTTTTACATAATATTCAAACATTAATGAACGCCTTTTATTCTGCGGAATGTTTCTTCGTCAACAATTCCCGTAGGCTTTAATTTATTTTTTGTTTGAAAAGCTTTTACTGCTTTAGCTGTTCCGTCGCCAAACTGTCCGTCTGCGGAAATTTTAAGCGCTGCCTGAACTTCTTTAACTTTTGAACCCTTAGATCCATTTTTAAGTGGAACCCATGCTTTAACTTCTGGAACTGCTACTCCTTGTGCCTTTACTGTTTCAGCAAGTGCAACCTTTTTTTCTTCAAGAGTTTGTGCTGTTGGAGCATCAGCATCAGGATAATCTATGACTCCATAACCTGCAATAAAAACTGGAAGTCCTTTTTTATTTGGGCCATAGGCACGAAGTTTCTTTGCACATTCGCCACCATTTGACTGTGAACCTTTCTTTCCATCTGCTGAAGTATTTCCTTCAATACACCATGCAGTTCCATCACCATTATCTTTGAGTACCCAACCGACGTGATCAATGTCACGGCCACCTGGGAAATCAAAATATACAACCCATCCAGCCTGCGGTTTGTTGCCCTTAACTGGCACCCATTTACCAGCCTTTTTGAACGCTGCTACACCAGCAGGTGTATAGACTGTATTTGGAACTTTTACCCCAGCTTGGTTTGCTGACCACATAACAAATGAACCGCACCACGGCAAAAAGTTTGCTTTAGTAAATGCTCCATACTTTGTTTCATTATCTTTTGGACCCTCAATGGTTCCTACTTCTTTTTGAATTACTTCAAGTAAAAGTGCTCTTGTACCTTTTTCTGACATTATATTCTCCATTATCTACTTAAATTATTTACATGTAACAAAGATATACTTTCTACATTTACATGTTTTGGGACTGATATTGCCCATTGAATAGCATCTGCAACATCTTCGGAACTTAAGCAATTAATTCCTTCACGATCACCTCTGCTATCAATATTTCCAGGTGCTATCTCGGTGACTCTAATATTGCTTTGAAATAGCTCTAATCTTAAAATTTCAGCAAGAGCTACTTCTGCATGTTTTGCAACGGTATAGCTACTTCCTCCACGATAAACATATTTGCCTGCCATAGATGTTACTATTACAACATTTCCTCCGCCATTAGTTATCATAATTGGAGCTATTTGTTTTGTTAAATTTGCTGCAGCAACTACATTTAAATCAAAAGATTTTCTCCAATTATTAATATCATCGTCTAGTATGCTATTTGGTAAATTAAATCCTCCGCCTGCATTATTGATTAAAGCAATAACATTTCTACCTATTAATTGTTGACAAAATTGATAAACTTGATCATCATTAGTAATGTCAACTGGGTACACTTCAATATTTTCATTTGATATTTTATTAAGTTGCTCTACATCTCTTGCAATACCGATAACATGATACCCAGATTCAGATAACTTTTTTGCAGTAGCTTTTCCTACACCGTAGGAGGCACCAGTCACTACGACTATTGGTTTCATTAATTTACCGTTTGTTTCAATGAAGACCTGAGCCACCAAGCGTGGAACTCAAGCTTATCCTGTCTTTCTGCAAGAAAATTAGCTAACCCTTGTTCATTCTGCAAAGTAGCTTGATCAAATAAAAATTTAACTTCTGATATCATAGACTCTATCATAGATAATAATTCTCTTGACATTGTAATTGGGGAATTGCTGTCTAGCTGTACGTCTCCATAGGTATTATTTGAAATAAAATCAGACAGGGTATAGGGAGCATAAACATTATATTTTCTTAAATATTCAGCAATAACATCTATACTGTCATAAATATCTGTATATATTTTTTCAAAAAATTCATGATATTGGGTAAATAAAGGACCCTCTACATTCCAATGGAAGCCATGTGCTGTTGAATATAATACAACAGAATTGGCTTGAAATTTTTTTAACAAGTTTATTAATTGTTCCATTATATTAGTATACCATTTTCATATTTATACGTGCCCCTCGCTGGATTCGAACCAGCGCTGTATGGATTTTAAGTCCACTGCCTCTACCGCTGGGCTAGAGGGGCTTGTGTCCCCAGATGGTCTCGAACCATCGACCCGCAGATTAAAAGTCTGCTGCTCTACCAACTGAGCTATAGGAACGCACCCCTGGCTGGAATCGAACCAGCGACCAACAGATTAGAAGTCTGTTGCTCTTCCGCTGAGCTACAGAGGTATATGTACATAATAGTATATTGATTAAATTTTGTCTAGAGACAAGAGTTCAGAATAATGAACATGTGCATGTGACCCCATATGTTCTTGTGGATCAGTACCTACGTTAAAAAATCTAGGATCAATTAATTTGATATCTTCGTGACATTTTGTATAGTCTATTTTATTTGTATTAATATATCTTGTATAATTTTTAAAACCATAGTCATGCTTTTCAAAATGAACATTCAACTCATTGTGCCACGTAGCCCATTTAAAATCTATGTTTGTTTGTGATACATATTGCTCTAACATTTTTATATGCATCAAACTGGATCTAAATGGTACGGAAGTTGGCATTATTTTTTCAATTGGAACAGGCATTTTTTCATATTTTTGCATTGTTCTATCAACATCTGAAACAGTATTTAAAAATTCACCGATTTTACCTTGAGAGTTTTGAATAAAAATATTTTCATTGGCTGCTTTAATAAATTTAAATCTTAAAAAATCAGGAAGCAATATTCTTAAATATTTTGGATGTCCATATATTTCAAAATATTTAAAAATGTCCTCAACAATTGATTGTGTGCTGCTACCTGGGTATGATAAATTATTGTAAGATATTTTATTTTTTTCTGCTAAAAATTTTGTCCAAGTTAAATGTTCTGGTACACCAACTCCAAAAGACTGTGAGCATCCAGAAGTTAAGAGATCTGCCGAACACAACTCTGGGCCTCTATATCCGTGAAAATTGACTGAGTAATCTACTGGAATTTTACCTTTGTAATCAAAAGTTTTATATGGAGCGGATAGTTTTAACTCATCAACCATATTATTTTTTCTATGTTGTGAGCTAATCATTGAGTCATAAAGTATATCGTCTTTTAAAGATTCTGTTGTTATTCCAAAAAAATCTAAAGGATATTTATCTTTATTCCAGACCATTCTTTTCATATGTCTCCTTAAGCTGCCCCACCTGGTCTCGATCCAGGGACATCCGAATTAACAGTTCGGCGCTCTACCAACTGAGCTATGGGGCACTGTGCAACAGGTAGGACTCGAACCTACGATTACCGAATTATGAGTTCGGGGCTTTAACCGACTAAGCTACTGTTGCATCCTTTAATTATACTTTTATTATTTAATATCGTCAATAGATAAATTTGATAAATATTCAACTATAGGTTCATAGTATTCCTGTTTCATATGGTCATTTAGTAAAATATTGATTGGTTTTTTAGGCTGTCGATATGTTTCAATCATGTCCGTCCCTATTATTTTGCTAACATCTATTGGTTCAGGAAGACCTAAACTTAAGCATTGTTTTCTTAACTCTTTAACAAATAGCAAATGTTGCTCGTATCTTCTTTCAAATTCAATATCTGGATCACTTCTATTTTCAACCCATCCATTAGTAATGAAACATATAAACTGAGGTAAGGGCTCCATAAAAATAACTTTACAATTATCAAATTTTTTTAATACATTATTTATATATATAGAAACTACCTCTTCTGCATTTTTATAATTAGGTAAATCAGTTTGTGGTAACCAGTTGCGTATATCTATGTACCCTAACCAAGGAATTACTAGGTTTTCTGGTTTATTCCATGTGTCTAGTTGTTCTTTTTGAGTCCCGCTAGCAAAATTTTGAAAATCAAAATTCAATGCCGAACGACCTGGATGTGAAGACATCCACAATTTCAAATCCTGATCTTGATGTATTTTTAAATAATCCTTTAGCCATATGTCTCTACCATTTTCAATAATATGCGTAACATAATTTTGTTCGGCATAATTATATTCTAATTTTCGATTTTTTAAAAAGAAAACATCTGGAACACAATTACCAATTTTTGATGTATGCGAATCTCCAATAACTAATATATTTTTCATGCTATCTTATTATCCTTGTATTGTATGTTAGTTCCCACTGCTCAATGTCAGATAAATCGTTCAATAAAGGCTGTCCTTTTATATTTAAGCTAGTGTTTAAAAGCATAGGAACTCCAGTTTGCAAATAAAATTTATTTAAAACTCTCCATAGTCCTCGATGCTGTTCTTTATTGATTGTTTGTACACGTGATGTACCGTCAATGTGAACAACGGAAGGAACCTTATCTGGCTGTATACATTTTACAGTGTATTGCATATATGGACTTGCAAAGTTCATATCAAACCATTTAGACGCATGTTCTTCCATTACTACTGGAGCAAAAGGTCTAAATGCTTCTCTTTGTTTAATTAAATTAACCTTATCTTTAATATTAGGATCTCTTGGGTCTGCCAAAATACTTCTATTCCCCAACGCCCTTGGTCCATATTCGGCTCTTCCAGTTGCAACTGCCGCTATTTTATTTTTTAAAATTTCTTGAACAACTTCATCAACTGGGTACTCGCCACCTAAATCATGTCCCAAATACGGACTTTCCCAATTTATGTGTTTGCCATAAAAAGCAGCAGCAGCCCCTAAAGAGCTTCCAGCGTCCCCTGGATTTGGCATGATCCAGACATCATTAAAAAGTTTCCACAGCATTGTATTTGCAGATGAATTTAAAGCACAGCCGCCCATAAAAACTAAATTCTTTTTTTTAGTCATTTTTTTTGCCCACACCATATAGTCAAATAGTCTAAGCTCATAAACTTTTTGTACTGCTGCTGCAATATGAAATTTATCTTCTTCGGTTATAGCTTGTCCCCAATCCGTTATACCTTTATGAAAGTTGTACGGCTGGTAGTCTATACTTGGAAAATAACTTAAAACCTTTTGATAATATTTTAACCAATCTCCGTATCCCGCCATGCCCATCAATATGTACTCTTCTTGATTTGGTTTTAATCCTATTAAATCTGTAAAAGCTGAATAAAATAATCCAAAGCTAAACGGGTAGTTATCTTTGTGTACTCTTTTAATTACAGATCCTTCACCCACCCATATTGTTGATGTATTATATTCACCTATGGCATCAAGCACAACAATGACTGCGTCATCAAATTTACTTGTATAGTAGCCAGCGCAGGCGTGGGAATAGTGGTGTTTAAAAGATTTTCTTGGGATATCAGCAATATCAAATCTAGGCTTCCAGTCTCCGTAGCCACCCTTTAAAAATAGCCTGGAGGCCTTTAGAAGAGGTTTTTCATAGTAGGCTATAGCATCAGGTGCACCGTAAGACAAAACATCATTAACTAAATCATCATTGATATACCAATCATTCTTTAGTTTGCTATATCTCTCTGAATGTCCTGCAAATAAAATTTTGCCATTTTCAATTAAAGAAATTGATGCATCATGAGAAGTTTCATTAATACCTAATATTTTCATTAGTATATAAACCTATTTTTCTTTTTCTTTTTAAATTTTTTCAAAAACTTATATAAATAATATCTAATAGCTATCATAGCCATTTCTCCTTTATATAATTTAAAAAATATTCATAATAATGAATATGTCTATGCACTCCATAATGTGCATGCTCTACCCCTAATTTAGTATCATTTGCTAAATTAAAATTATCAATACTATTGTATTCTTTATGACATTCAATATTATCATATATATCTTTATTAAGTTTAGCATCATACTGCCATTTAGATGCATCTAAACATAAATAGTCTGAAAAAAAATCATCATTTTGAATTGTTTTAATCAATAGTTCTGTTTTCTCTTCCCATGTACTCCACACAAATTTAATATTATTTGAATGACAATATTCTGAAAGCATATGAATATAATGTGATGCGTACATGTGAGATATTTCTTGAGTAATTACCTCGTCTGATATTAATGGTCTTTTAAAGTAATCTTTAGTAGATTGATTTGGATCAACTGGAGCAGTATTTTTATACATGTAATGTAAATACTCTTTAGTTCTATAATCGTTTCCGCCATTCTTTGCCCAGTCATATGTGTCTTGATCAAATGAATTAAAAAAAGTTTGTGACGCCAGCATTTTTTTATTATTAAAAGATAAAAACCTATTAAAATCTGGAAATAAAGCAACAATGTGTTTTGGGGCACCAAATTGTTTTATATAAGCAAAAATTTTCATTACCTGGCCAGGGATGCTATCTCCATGCATAGCAACTGATGCGTATGAACAGTTAAGTTCGTAAGCAATTTTTTCATGCCATAGGTCTTTTAAATTTAGCCCCCAGCCATAGGTCACGGAGCAACCTGAAAATAAAAAATCTGGATTGACTATAAAATCTGGGGACCTGAACCCATAAACATTATGTGAAATTGTTTTTGAATCTCTAATTAATGTCCACGGTTCTTTTTTAATTATTGGAAAATAATTATAGTATAAAGCTTCTGTCATCCCATCAGTATACTCAATGTTTTTTGAAGATTTTTTTTGAATAATTACATCTTCAAGTGTGCCATCATTTTTTTTCATTATCTAACATTGATTGTTCAACTATTTCCTGAACATATTCAGAAAAATGTTTTCTAATTGCTCCCATTGGCCGTGAACCAAATGACTCCCACAACCTTTTATATTCAATAATATTCTGTAGTGTAGTTGGGCAAACTACAATTCCGTTGTAGGATTTCATTACAGTTGGTAATGGTACGTGTTTACTACAACATTTACATTGTTTTGCTAGCTCTTGATATTCGCTCATATTATTTGCATCCTGTCCATTGCGTCTTTTAAATGTTCTGGCATTTTTGGAGGACGAATCATATTATAATGATTTGTTTCTCCGTCTGCTTTCCCAAAATCATCTTCATACGAGATAGATTCGTATGTATGTATATTAATTTCTTGATTTAAATCTGGTCTGGTTCTACTAATTGCATTAAAAATAGATCCACAAACTGCATCTGCCAAGTCCTTTGATCCTTTTCTTGGGTGGTCTACTTTATCCTTCATAATTTTTAATTGAAGTAATTCATCAATCAATAGTGGGATATGCGGACCATGAAGTCTTTCTTCTAAAACTATCATTGCCATATCATCATAATGTTTTTTGGCTACTGATAAAATTTCTGTATTTATTCCATATTGTTTTAATTGCTGCATCATGTCATGTGAATTCCATCTGTCAAAAGTACATATTCTAATTTTAAATCCTGCGGTTCTTAATGCCAATATGTAGTCTTTTACTTCAGTAAAATCAACAGATTTATCTGGTGTTGGCGTCCAATATCTAACCGCATCTACCTCTACTATTGGGGCTGGTTGTGAATATGTATCTGTAACTTTTACATTGACCCACCTTTGAACGTGTGCCATGGAAACAGCACAATGGTCATGTTTTTGAGCAAGGTCAACGTGTATAAAATATTCCTTATCTGGATCTGGAGCAAACCATGGTTCTAGCCTACCAAATGTATCAACTGCAAGCGATGTTACATTAAAAGCTTTTTCAATTTTTTCACGAGATTTAAAAAATGCATCTATCATCTCTGGTGGCATACATGCAAATCTTCCCAGGGCGTCTGGCATATTTTTATAAAATTCTACTTTGTAATCTTCAATTTTTTTAGTTGGGTTAACCTCCCAAGACGGGCGTTTGATCGCATATACTTTTGGAATTGCGTACGAAACAATATGGTCTTCTTCCCATTCAACCGTTATCTCATTTCCATCAGTTCCATCTGGTAAATCCTCATCCATTTTTAATGTTTTTGATTGAATAATAGTTTCTTTTTCAGCAATTACTGATTCATAAAATTTTTGTATTGGATCATTTTTAAAACGAGGAAATGACAGCAAAATAACTTTTCCATAATCTGGAAAACGAGAGATAACAGAAGCACGATACATGTCATAAATAGCATCAGCAGTCTTTGCTTGATCGTGACCTGTTGTGTTTTCTATTGCAAAACCTGAAATTTCATCAAGAATTACAGTAATAACGTTATACCCTTCCCATGCTTCTCTTTGAGAGTGACCTGAGTGAACTGTTATATTTTTATCAAATTTAATTTCCGAAGCTTTGGGTTCATATTTTCCTATAAACCAGGGGCATCTCTCAACTCGTGTTTTAAATCCTTTAAAAAAAACATTATTAGCTTGCTGTGCGTTAATAGCAATATTGAGGATATCAATTGTATCCCCTGGAGGTTTGCCGTAATAAGATGCTGGGTCCTTTAAGCATAATAAAAGATATACCATATACGAAACAGAAATTGTTGCAGTATAGTCTTTTCCTGATCCCTTTCCAAGTTGAGCTATAACTTCATTGCATGTTTGTTTAAACATGCGTTTGCCTTCTTGTTCTCCAAATAGTTTTACTAATGTTGATTCCTTATATATTTGAGAAGATTTTTCAATAAGAGTGTATTGATATTCTGATAATGGCGGCAGTCCTAAATAATTTGGATCAGTAACAAAAGTTCTTAAATCTACTGGCTTTTCTTCAAACTCTTCGCCATCTAATATATCTATGAGGTCAGAAAAATCAAATTCCATTTTTTGCAACCCTCACCTCTTTTGCAACGCTAGACGTATAAGTATATCTTTCACCAGAGGTAACTGGTTTTGTCCCATGCGTACAATGCTCTTCAGCACTATGAATAATTAAATCGCCAGCACTTGGTTTATATTCAATACCTTGTAATGGGTAATAAATCTCTCCACCTTCAAAATCATTTAAATATACAACAATGCCATACAGTGGATACAGTTCAATATCAAAACTTTGACCATCTTTATACTTATTAAATCTTTCAATCACATCAGAGTAAATATTTGCGTCATGATGCGGTTCATATTTACCGCCTTGTAAAAGCCTAATAACTTGACAACCCATGGCTACTTTTAATTCCCCTGGAATAATTTTTCTAATTTTTGAAGGGATTGGTCTTAAGTAATATGTTTTAGTTGCAATAGAAATATCTTGATTTTGTGCTTCCCATTTTTCTTCAGGTAAAGATCGAGCAAAACTAGTATAGTCTTCACACTCTTCTTTATTTAAAAAATTTTTATATACGTAAATATCTTTACCTATTGAAATAAGATTGGGGTTATCAAACAACATCTGATTCCTCAATAACTATAGGCTCAACGATTCCAGTTATTTGAGATAATCTTTTAGCAACTTCCATTTTGCAGTGAGAACAAGTTGATGTAACTTCTTTTAAAATACTTACGATAACTTCTTGTTTACGCTCTGCTTCTGCAACCTGTGATGCTATCTGGGTATTTTCTAAAACTCCAACCGACTGAAGCATTGCTATACGTTTTGTTTCAATATCCGCTATCAGCTTTAAGGCATTGGCTTTGATACTAAGTTGTCCTTGGGTATCTGCATCTTCTGAAGTTTTCCATGCTTCTTTAATAAGCATTGCATAATGTTGATCTGCTCCAGATATGGCTTCCCTTGCTCTATCTCTAATATTACTATCGTTATGGACAATTTGTTTCCATTCGTCCAAGTACTCGACCACCTCTGATCTTTTAAAGCCCGTCAGGGTAGCAATTTGTGTTGGGCTGTTGCCTTTTAAAGACTCAGCAACTACCCTATTCATGCGATCATAATGATCTGCTAATTCAATTTCCATATAAATATATTATACCATCTTAGTCAACTAAAATCACTCTGGCTTAGATTTAGCAATTTTAAGCAATATTAAATATCCAATTAAGTCGTCTATATCATTATCTCCAGGGTAGTCTGTGCCCTTCATAAGCCTATTTAATTTATCATCAATTCGTACATAAAGTTGCTCTTTTTGATCTGCTTTGCTAAATACCCGAATTGGATCAAGAGCTGAATTGCCATATGAAATATTTTTTTCAATTAGCATTTGTGCAATATTTAAACATTCACGAATAATTGCATTACCTGATGGGGCGCTAGTTCCTATTAGCTGAAGATCTGTTACCCATGTTTGAAAACCGCCGTCTTTATTTGGGAAATCCATAATTACCGCCTTTTTATTAATCCAAATTTTTCTAAATACCTCTGTATAGTCATAGCAGAGGTTCCCGCTTCTTTTGCTATTTCTGTTACTGTTTTCTTTTGCACCACATATCTTCTATGTAGCCAATCTTTGCTTTGATAAAATTTCATCTTGTTGTTAGCACCTGACTAGCGTAATAAGCAATACCGAACGAATCGGCAACATCAAAATCATTTATAGACAAATCATATTTTGTATTAAAATAATCTGCTGTTCTTTGTTTACGCATATTTCTTAATTGGTTTTTGTACCACGAGTCAGCATATCCTGGATTAGCTGCTCTTATTGTAGACTTCTCATCTTTTGTTGGATTCTTGTTGCCAATATGCGCCTGCCACGAGGTAGGGCTAATTGTAATAACCTTAGCCCCAGTAGACATAAGCTCAGCAATAACAACCCCATAGACATAAGATAATTTTATCACAGCATCTGGTGATCTGACAAGCACTGCACCCTCTACAACAATATAATCAGCTTTTAATTCATCAAGCATTAATGACATTTTCTTTTTAGCGTCATAAATTTTTTCATAAATATCTTGACCGTCTAAATTTATTTTGCCCCATTTTAGAGGAATATCATTTTCCATTAAACAAAAAGCTATTGAATTTGTGGACGCATCAATTCCCAATACCCTATATGCTTTTGTTTTAACAAGACTAGCTAAGCTCATTAATTATCTCCTGAACCATTTTAAGTGCTTTAGTCTTATCTCCCTTAATGCACGTTGAACAAATGTCACTATCATTATATCTACTTAATTCTGATTTACATTTTTTGCAATTTCTCAATGCGCCTTTTTTAATTGCCTTTTTTTCATAATATCTGTCCATTATTCTTTTGTTAGTTGCAATTCTGCAACACTCATCTGAACAATATTTTTGATTATGCGTTTTTGAAGTAAATTCTTTAGAACATTCTTTATTGGCACAAATCATAATCTGTCATCCTGATATAATTCTATCTGAACTGTTCCAACTGGAGTTTCTTTTGAGTAACACTCTTTTTTAATTGGACAATATGTACAAGGCATTTTGGATTTAGTGGCGCCAGCAGGTCGCATCGGGATGTCTCCATCTTTAAAATTATCGTACACCTCTTGCATCCATAAAAAAGCGTCCTCAATAATTGATTTATTTTTTTCATTCATAGAAACTGGAATCAACAATATCTCTTGGGTGTTTTTATTTTCATAAAGGAAAAATCCTTCTTTAGCATTTTTAAGCTTCATGTATGTTAGAAGTTGCAACATATGATTTGAAGAAGATTTCATTTCTGCTTGTCGTGTATCCCACACCTCTTGCTTAGCAGTCTTAATTTCTCCGATTACAGTTTCTCCATCATATTCCATAATAAGATCTATAAACCCACGAATTGGAGGATACTCATTTACAATTTCTTCTTCTTCTGCCCTAAACTCTGGCATTGTAGAAATTAATTTTTGTAATCTCTCATGAGCTTGAGTTCCTTGTGCCATATTTGCAACTGCAACTGAATCATTATCATCAATAAATATTGCCCCAGAAAATGCCATGTACCAATACCTTGGGCATTTACCGTGACCATATCCTAAAGCACTAGGACTAAAAGATTTTTTAGTCATTGTTCCATCTGCACGTTTAGTATTTTTGTAGGCCTCATCTAATAAATCAGCAAATTTTTCTGGGTCAAAAGATTTTCCAGTATGTTTTTTAAATTTAAGATTTTTTACTATATCTCTAGCCATTCATTGGGCTCCATAACTTTTCATTTCCATCACTATAATGTCTAGACATGACAAATAAAAGATCTGATAATCTATTTAGGTAAATAAGAGGTAATTGACTTAAACTTTCTTTTATATGACTTTCTACATCAGTAGCAAACCATAACCAAACATCTCTTTCAGCCCGCCTTACTATTGTTCTAGCTAAATGCATAGGCCCCCTTGGAAGAATAAATGAATGTAAAGGGTTAAGATCGTTATTTAAATCGTCAATCATTTCTTCAAGCCAGTCTATCCTGCCCTGAGTAATCTTTACAGTGGTTGACCCAGCTAGCTCTGCTCCTAAATCAAATAAATCGTTTTGAACCTTATCTATAATATTGTATAGCCTGATATCCATTTGACCCATGTGTCCTAATGCTGCATTTGCTTCATCCACAGAACCTATGGCATAAATACGTGAACTAAACTTAGATGTTCTAGTATTGTCTGCCAGGGCGGTAGTACCGTCGTCTCCAGTTTTAGTATATATTTTAGTTAAATGTACCATTATGAGTTATACCTTACGACATACTTGAGTGCATCTACAAGCTTGTCTATAGATTCCTTTACTGAATAATATACGTTCTTTTTATTATTGTTTACAGTTCCAGCCTTATCTTTTGCAATTGTTGAATAAACTGATGCCATCACAGCAAATTTAGTAGACATTGCTTGTAACTCCATAATGAGAACTGGAGCTTTTGCAGAAGGAACTTCTGGATTCATTAAAATTTTAACAACAATAGCTAAAGCTTTATCTAGATGTTCGTCCTTCATATACTCATGAAGGTCATTAAACTCAGTAATATCGCTTATTAATTCAAGTGTATTTTTGTCTTCAGCCATTTTTTATCCTCTTATCTAATTTATCAACAAATAAACCTAATGGGTACCCAACACTAAGCCCGACCAATGTTCCAAACAAAAAGGTAATCATTATATGAAACGTCCAATCAAAGTAGACCCAACCCATAAACCAAAAATTCCCATCACTGCTGGAAATACTGGTGGAACTGGAACTGGCAATTTAAACAATGTAAAAATTGCTCCTACTGCAGCTCCTGTAAATGTGCATAAAATAATTTCTCTCATCGAAGTCTTCCATCTACATAAATATGGTTTTCTTTCTTAACGTCTACCTTAACTGCTGGAGTAACATCCTGCCATTCAGTACCTTCTATTCTAACTTCACGATCATAAATTCCTGTGTCTACTTTTTTCTGAACATCCTCATCTACAATTTGAAGCCATTTTTCTTCACCATGCTCTGCAATACCATCAGCCCATTCTTTTGAACCTGGATAATCCCACTGAGCAAAAACTCTTACAAAAACTTTTTTATTTCCGCCTGTTACTGCTTTTGCAGAATGCCAGTACGGTATCCCTGAAGGAAAAACTGTTACATCTCCTGCTCCAGGTTTATATGTTATAACCTTTGGAATTTCATCAATTTCATTTAAAAATTCTACGTCTCCGCCTTCATAGTCATCATTAATGTAAATTGTAATGGTTATAATCTGTTGTGCTCTTGGTTGACCAACTCTATGCTTGTGTGCATCGGTATGAAATGTAATTGCAAGCTTTTTATCTGGGTGAATGTCATGCTTTAAAACCTCAATAACAGAATAATGCATTCTTGTAGCACCCTGCTCATTAAGCTTCCAATTATCAATATACTCTGGCCAGTATCCTGATTCTGACCATTCATTAATATAATCTTTAAAAACAACAGCAAATATGTCATATAGCTTTTGTCTAAAGTTATACAAGAACTCAATATTTTCATCTTCAATATTAGCTGGCTTTTGCTTAAAATTAAAAAATGTTTTCTTTCCAAATGTATGCCACGGGACCCACTCATTTAATGGAGATATGTCTTCTTTTTCTTGAGGAAGAACTCCATGGTTATCTCCTCTTGTAGAAAGTTCTTCGTGTGTTATCTCAAATTGACTTGTATCATTCTCATACAAATCCATAAGATCATAAAATCTTTTTAACTCGTCTTTATCAAACATGTCCCTATATATAACAACTTGCGGCATAACTTGATATTTATTCATGATTTTCCTCCCAGAAATTAATTAATTCTTCTAATATTGCCCATTCAATAATCCCAAGTCTAACTTTAGATTCGGATCCAATAATGATTTTTAATGCTGGATACATGTCTCTGTTTACTTTAAAAGTATCTGTGCATATTTTAGCCCAAACATCTTTGTTAAGAGTAAATGATTTTCCTGCTTCTTTATAATCTACAAGAAATTGTTTCCATTGTGCATCTCCTTTTTGATAGTCTCCACGCCCAGAGTTTTTTTGTGCTTTTGCACCATCTCTTTTAATCTCTGATCTTTCTGACATCAACCTATCCTATGCACAGTCTCATGTCCTTGTGAACATGTCCATTTCATTATTAAATTTTCAGAGTCCCACAACCCACCATCTACATCTAGCTCACACTTAGAGCACGGTCTAATTCCTGAAAGCTCTTCAAATGTAGAATTGATTTGCTTTTGCTCTTTATTATTAAAAAATTCATCCAGCTTTGGCATCTATTTCCTCTATCAATTTAGACACTACATCTGGATTATCACGTAAATACTGTACTGCTTTTGCACGACCCTGTAGTCGTTCACCATTAACTGTGTACCAAGCACCGCCTTTTTCAACGCATCCCACCATTTCTGCAACATCCAGTGTTTCTCCAACTAAGTCAACGCCTAACGTTTCTCCTTGGTAATAGAAATCGTACTGTCCTGAAAGATTAGGGGGGCCGAGTTTGTTGTAATCAATAATCCAATTGACTGGTCTGCCAACTCTTTGTTCAATAATTTTGTCACCAACTTTAACGCCCGCTTTGATCGCATTAGCTTCAGCTTCTGAAGACCATAGTTTAATGACCGTGGAAGAAAAGAATTTAACTGCCATTCCTCCTGTCGGAATGTGGGAGGCATGCATAGATCCAAATTGATTTCTTTGCTGTGAGATGAGAACCAGTAGTGTGTTTTTGTTTGCATAATTTAACATTTTGACTGCATGAGTCATATCCTTTGCTTCTGCTCCGATTTGCTTTGTATCTTGCAAATCTTTCATTTCATTGCCATCTTTTTCAAAATAAATTGCTGGAAGAAGAGCTGAAATAGAATCTACAACTATTAAATCAACACCTGCGTCCATTAGCTTGGTAGCAACATCTACCATGTCGTTAACTGTTTTTGCTGGTGAGTAAATAAGGGAAGATGAATCTACTCCTAAAGTTTCAGCCCATCCTTGATCATAAGAAGCTTCTGCATCAATCCAAGCACAAGTCTTACCTTCTTTTTGTGCAAGAGCAATCATTTGTAAACAAAAAGAAGATTTACCTGCAGATTTATTCCCCCATACAAGTACTTGTCTACCATATCCAAGTCCGCCCTTTAATGCCATGTTTAGGCCAATACTTGGTGTTTTTTGTTTTTCAACTTTTACATCTTGTGCTGCTTTTACTCGTGCTCTTGTTTTTGGATCTAATCCTGCAAGGATATCATCAATCGCTATAGTCATCTATTTTCTCTTTCTTTACTATAATTATATCATTAAAACAAATTGCCGTGAAGTCTTTGTCTATTATTATTTATCTGCATCTTTTTAAATAGTTGTTCATCTAAACTATGTTCAATAAATCCAGCATTACGCATAGCTGCATATAAATCTAGCAGTCTAATTAAAACGTCTGCCATCTCTTCTACAACTTCTTCAGACCCTTTATTTTTACGGATAGCTTCCAAAACTTCAGTAACTTCCGAATGTACGAGAGCAAGTTTATTGCCCAACTTATCGTGGTTTTTTGGACCATCCCAGAACCCCTTTTCAATAGCCGTTTCGTGTAAAATTGCTGCTAAAGCATCCAGGCCATAGTCAGTAACAAGCGATACCGATGATCCTTGCGAAGGTGGAATTGAATTGCTAGTTATCATTTGATTCCTTTTCTCTTAATTTAAATACAAATGTTTGATTGTCTGAATTATAATCAACTTGTAATTCTTTATCTATAGTAGCAGCGTTTAAAAATAAATTGCTAGGTATTACAATTTCTTTTTGAATTTCTAAAATTGCAACTAATATTTTTGACACATTAAGCGAAGCAAAAATATCTTGTGGGTCTGTATTTGTCATTCTTTCTCCTCTAAAAACTTAATACCATAGACGTTCCATGGTCTTCTTATTGAAAAAAATCCTACCGTTTCATTATTTTTTTGAGTATGTATTCCCTCTTCGTAGCTTACTATCCTCATTGTTATTTTATCTGTTTTTGGATTGTACTGAACATTAACGTGTCCACCAATATCCTTAATATAATCACTAAAATCTGGATCATAAGGGTTTACACTAGTATCGCTTGGAGGCATATCGTATTTATTTAAATGAATTAATTCTTTTCTATCAAAAACTAATTCTCCTAAATTTTCAAATATTAAAGTCAATAAAACTGAAGAGTTTAATCTATTAAACATTTCAGTTACTTGATTATTTCTTCTTTCAGTTTCTTCACGAGTTAATGTTATTCCATCATCGTGATATATGGTTGGTGTCCAATTTTGTTCCATTTATATATCCTTCTTATGAATGAGCATAATCATTCCACCTAGATCTAACGCAAACATAACCTATGCTTTCGTTTTCTGACATTTTGGATTCCGCTTCACCTTTTGACATTAAGGTAAAAGTAAATAAATCTTTTTCAGAATCAAAATTTAGTTGAACGTACCCACCATTTTCTTTAATATAATCCATATAAGAATCCATATATGTATCAATGGCTGTAAAATCCTGTAGGTCTTCTGGCTTTTGATATTTTAAAATATTTTCTAGCTCTGATTTCCTGATCTCTACTGGTCCAGTGGCTTTTAGCACGGCAGTAAGCATATTAGATGCATTTAGTCTTTTTACAATTGTTTCAATGTTATTTTCTATCACATTATCTCCTTAATATTTAATGTACCGTCATCTAGTTTTGATAGTTTAACTTTACATTTCATTCCTTCTCTCATTTTTGCAAGAGTCATTTTGTACATAGCTGGGAATGCAATTGCTCTAGTTAAATTTTTATCTCTATCTGATAATACAATATGACTCATTTGTTTACCAGCTTTTGTAGTATATGGCGTAAAGTTTACCACAATATATTCATCCTCTTCCAAGTCATATTGTTTTTTATAAAGATAATCAACAAATAAATCGTTTGACTCTGGGTTAATATCAGACACCTTAATATATCGTGCAATACGATTATCTCCAACTAAAATAAAATACATCTGTCCAGTTTCAATTTGAGTTTGTTCTGTATGGAAAAGTCCTACGGATCCAGTTTCATCTACTAGCTCTACTCTAGCCCATCCATTTCCACGTTTAATTGATTTAACCATTCCAAACATGACAAATGAGCCAAGGTCATCGAATTCCTCAATCGGTCTAGCTTGTGCTTTAATTCGTGGCGGAATGCCTTCAAGATTAAAGCTTGGAATTCCTAAATATTCGTAGTAATTGTCTTTTTCATTTCCTTGCCTTTTGTTATCAGGAAACGCAGCACCGCCGATGGCGTTAAGAGCAGTAATAGCACGGCTATTAATGCCAGAACCTTTCTTTGATGCTTTCTCAATAAAGTCAGCATAATCATTGTATGGTCTTCTTTCTATAATTTTATTTGCAATACTATCAGAGATAAATTTAATTTCTGATAAACCAAATCTAATTGAATCTTTTTGTAAAGAAAAATATAGCTCTGACTCATTAATGTGTGGCAACAAAACTTTAAGACCTAGTCTTTTTGCTTCAATTAAATATTCAGTTCTAGCATCTTTATCATTTTCATTTTTAAGGATTGAAAACATGAATTCAAGAGGGTAATAAGTTTTAAGCCAAGCAGTATAGTAAGAAAGCATGGAATAAGCAACAGCGTGAGAACGGTTGAAAGAATAACCTGCGTGAGCTTCAAAATCATGCCATAACGCTTCTGCTTTTTTCTTAGAAATGTGCTGTGAAGCGCCATCAATAAATTTATCCTTGAATTGGTCAAATTCTTTTGCATCTTTTTTCTTACCAATGATCTTACGAACTTTGTCAGCTTCCGCCCAAGTCATCCCTCCTAGGTGTACGCATGCCTGCATAACCTGCTCTTGATATATAATAACACCGTAAGTATTTTCTGTAAAAGGCTTCATAATAGAATGGGTATAGTCAACAGCTTCGTTACCATTTTTTCTATTGATATAAGCAGCACCTACTGTATTCATAGCGCCAGGGCGTACCAGAGCATTTGATGCAGCTAAATCTTCAAACTTATCCACGCCCATCTTAATTAAAAGATTAGTATATGGAGTTGCTTCAGCCTGAAATACTCCTTTTGTATACCCTTCATTTAACATTTGATAAACTTTTGGGTCATCTAATGATAATTTGTTTAAGTCGATAGTTTTACCTGTACGCTCTTTGACTGATTTTAATGTATCTGAAATAACAGATAGCGTCTTTAACCCCAAGGCATCTAGTTTAATCAAGCCAATATCTGCGACTGTATCCATATCGTAAGCCACCACTGGGATTCTTCCAGACACTTTATCCTGTGCATCTTCACGAGATTCAACAGGAGCAAACTTGCGTAAATCATCTTTTGCAACCACAACTCCTGCGGCGTGTACACCAACAGATCTAATTCGGCCACGCAATCTGTCCGCTAACCAAACAACTTCGGGATATCTCAATCTAAATTCTTTTGTATTTGGAGAATCAATAAAATCTTCAAATGTATCTACAGTTTTTAATGCACGATTGACTTCTTGTAGAGGCACCATGAATACACGAGCAGCATCACGAACTACACCCTTGTCTTTAAAATAAGTAAAGGTAGAAATAGATGCAACGTGCTTAAACTTCTTCTTTAAATAATCTTTAACTTCTTTACGACGACGGTCCTCAAAATCCGTATCAATATCTGGAAAGTCATTTCGCTCTGGGTTAATGAATCGAAAGAACAGTAGGTCATATTTAATTGGATCTACATCAGTAATTCCTAATGTATAGCAAACCAATGAACCTGCAGCAGAACCACGACCTGGGCCCACCATGATGTCATTTTCTTTTGCCCAACCGATCATATCTCCGACAACAAGGAAATAAGAAGCAAACTTTTTTTGCTTAATGATATCTAATTCTTCTTCTAGTCTTAACTCATATGTATCGTTTCCAAGCCAGGATGATGTGAGCTTAAGCTTTTCTAGCCCTTCAAATGCCATTTCACGCAATTTTTTATCCGCATTAGTTTTAGGAACTGGAAGAAGGTCAAGCCCTTGATTGAAGTCGTAACTATCAATCTTATTAGCAATCTCAACTGTATTGTCATAAATATCAGTTCTTGTAATGCCAGCCTGATTAAAATCAGATTCAATTTCAGAACGACTTTGAATAAATAAATTCATTCCTTGAAAAGAAATTCTTCTATCTGGATACAAATAATTAAATCTATCAAGCATATTATTCATATTTCTTGACATGTCAAAATCTGCTTCTTTGTCAATTTTTGGAGATGTTGATAAAATCAAAAGCGCTTCTTCTAAAATTCTATCATCTTCTTTAGCAAAGTGAGCATCTCCTGTTGCAACTGATTTAATATTTAATTCATCAGCAAGCTCTAGCAGTTTTGCATTTACTTCTTTTGGATTGTGAGATTGAACCTCAACATAAAAATCTTCGCCAAAAGTTTGCTTAAAATCTTTGAGTATAAGTTTGGCTTCTGAGAACTCATTTTTTTCAATGCATTTAGACACAAGACCATTGAGACATCCACTAAGTACAATAATACCTTCCGCATATTCTTTTAATACCTCTCTGTCAATTCTTGGCTTATGGTAAAACCCTTCATTCCACGCAATTTCTTGTAAAGAATTTATATTAGAAAGGCCAATATTATTCTTTGCCAATAGGATAATGTGATTATAAGCCTGAATAGATTTATCTGTTTTTGAAGATCTATCAAATCTATCTGTTGGAGAAATGTAAGCTTCAACTCCAAGGATCGGTTTTATTCCCAATTCTTTAGCAGCTATTTGCATTTCACGATGAGAAGATAAAGTTCCGTGGTCGGTAATAGCTATTGCTGTTTGCCCAGCATCCAGCGCTGCTTGACATAGCTCTTTTGGAGAATTTAATCCATCCATTAAGCTATAATAACTGTGAACGTGCAAATGAGTAAAGTTCATGGTGTCATTCTACTAAATAGAATAGGGGCAGTCAATAGACTGCCCCTATGTAATTTTAATTACCAGTCTACGCTGCTGCTTGCAGCATTAGATTCTTCTGAATTTGCGCCTTCACCCGCAAAGAACGATTCTTGTTCTGTGTATGGCAAATCACGCACTGCAGTTGTTTCAAGATCATACAACTCTAATCCTGATGCATCAAATGTAGCTTCATCTTTAGCAAGAGGAATGATTGTATAACTTGTATCAGTCTTTGTTCCTGATCGCTTAATGCGCCACATAAGGTTTGTGATGGAACCCATTTCACCTGCATACTCAATAAGAGTTGGTGTAATTGTTTTTCCACTTGAGCCTTGAGAAAGAATTGCAACGTAAGGATCTTCCTTACCATCATCGATTAAAACATTGATGTAAAGTCGTGAACGACCCTTCCATCCTGCTTTATAATCTTTACGATGTTGTTCGCAACCATAGCACTTGCCTTGGTCTTCCATTGTGCAAAGTGCTTTGCGACGATAATCTTTTGGATTGGTGTGCTCTACTGCAATAAAACCAAGTCCAGCTTTTTCGTTGTATGTTGGTGAATCTGGGTCAAGCTCTTGAAGGAAACGAACCTTCACGCTTTCTGCATCTTCGAGTTTAGCCCAACGAGCCTTTACTCCGTCACCCTCTGAATATGAGGGCTTATCCATAACCTTATTTAGGTCTTTTAGTCCTTTAACGATACCCATTGTATCTCCTTATTTATATAATTGATGGTATAGATCCATCTGTATTCTTATTATATCATTACCAGCTGACATATTCAATATGTGAAACAGAGTTTTTAATACATTGCTGTATTTCAGAATCTGTCATATCTCCTACATCTTTAGCGTCATGAGGGTATATCTTACCATAATCGTAAGATGCCCACAAGATATCTTTTGTCTTTAATCTATTTGCAATACTCATACCAAGCTCTCTGCCAGCCTCATCTGAATCGGTCATGATAATAATCTTACTAAAATATTTATTTAATAATTTATGTTGGTCTGTAGACAGGGAGCCTCCTAGTGTAGCAACCACATTTGGAAATCCCGCTTGATGTAGCCTAATAGCATCAAAATTAGACTCCACAATTATCACACTAGAGCCAATTTTTTTAGCACGATGCACATTAAATAAAGTTTTGCTTTTTGGCAAGTTTGTGCTATTTTTAAAAGTTTTACCCTGAATTGATCTTCCAACTATTCCAATTGGAGTGCCGTCTGGACTATGAACTGGTGTAACAACCATGCCCATATTGCTTGAATACCCTAATTCAAAATACTTCATAGAATCAATGTTAATTCCCCTGGAAATTAAATAGTCTTTGGCTTCTTTATTTTCAGCAAGATCTAGATGTAATCTATAAATTGTGTCATACGGAAATTCATCAAATTCTGGCTTATCATCAATCAAATCATTTAATAGTTCATCAAAATTTTCTAATGATTCATGTTGCTTTGAACTGATAAAACGCAAAGCCTCAAAATCATTTTTATTTAAAACTCTTTTAACTAGCTCAATTAGACTGCCAGATTCACCGCATGCTGGATTGTAGCAAAGCCATGCTCCATTCTCACAACTAATACTAAAGCTTGCTGTATGCCTATTAGAATGAAAAGGGCAATATAGAAGCAAATTATTATTTGCCTCTGATGTAACTTTTAATCCAAGAGCATTTACAATCGCTTTTACTTGTGAGATAGCGTAGTGCGTGGAATCAATTTTCCTTGCATAATTGCTTCTGAGTGCCATGCTTTTTTCTTTCCTACATATATCCCATACAGCGTCATTAGGAACGCCCATGTTTGACCGTCAAATTCTACCGAAAAATTAGTGTCTATGTCAAGTACCCTTAAATATCCACTATCTCTCATTTTATAAGTTAACAAGCTTTCATATTGATGTTTGACACGAATCATATCTGCATCATCTAAAAACTCAACTCTAATTTGAAACTTTTTTATCGGTTTGTGATTCATTATTTTGGAATGGATTTTCATAAATTTCTTTGACGATACCCCTATTGATATCCCAATCTAAATATAAACCAAATTCGTGACCGTGTCTATTTTTTCTAGATACCACCTCAATCATATTGGTGCCTGGATATCTATGAATAGCCATAGCCATGTCTGCATCGTATTCGATTGCTTTAGACCATGCCACCTGAGACATCATAGGGGGATTATCTTGATCTGAAACATCGTCTGCTGTTGCTGCAGTAATATCAATAATTGGAATATTGTTTGAAACTGCAAGCATCTTAAATTCACGAGATACATTTCTATTGCGTTCTACTTCAGACTGACTTCTTTTATTATCATTAAAAAGCTGATGATAATCTAAAATTACAAGGTCTGGCTTGTGCTGGTCAATCTTGCCTTGAATTGTTGCAGGAGTCACCTCTGTATTTCCTTCATTTGAAATCAAAATAAAGCTATTTTTATTTTCAAACTTTTTAGAAGACCAAGCACGAAAATCGTCTACATTGATATCACCTTTTGAGAAATCGCTAGCTTTAAAAAGTCCAGACCCAAGCATGGTGTAAATACGATCACGCATATTTTCTGGAGACATTTCAAGAGAAACAATCATAGGCTTAAACCCTTGTTCCCAAGCTTTGCATGCTAAATAGGATGTAAACCATGTCTTACCACGCCCTGGCCAGCCAATAGCGACGATTAGGTGTCCTGGAGCCATTCCTGTAGGGTATGCAAGATCTATGGCCTCAAAACCCGTCCTGATGCCTGGAGAACCACCCATTTCGGCAGACCTAACACGCAATAGCTCCATATGTCTAATTGCAGCCTCAGCATCTGTAATATCTAAATCTCTAACGTTATTTGTAAATCTACTTAGGTTGGCAAGCTGGCTTTGCATTTGTTCAAGAACTCTTGATGGAGCATCTTCTTTAAGAGCAGAACCACTTTTTAAAAGAATATTTTTTAATTTTGCAGATAAAAATTCACTCTTTAAAGTATCTAAATAATACCCAGTCTCCGCCTTTGTTTCTACTGGCTCAAAATCTTTAAACTTTTCTTGAAGAATTCCAGCTTCTGGCACCGCTTTAAATTTATAATAATATGATTTTAATCCATCCCAAATATCCCTGTGTGATGTAAATAGCTCATCGACATTGTCAGCCAAAAGAGTAGAAATGTCTTTGTTTTTACATACAGCAGAAATTAAAGTTGCTTCTGTATTCATTCAATACCGCCTTGCTCTACCATTCTTTTCGTTTCTTCAAGTAATAAACGACGTTTTTCTTTATCTTTTTCAATCTCAGTTTTTAGTGCATCCATTTTATCAAAATTATAAAAAAAGAATTGCAATGGGTGCCCATTTTTATTTAATGCAAAATAATATTCCATGAGCTCTTTAGCACGATCAAACCCGACGCTATCTATAACATCCTGCATTGCCCATTTTTCACGAAACTTATTTATATTTGCAACACGATTATACTTTTCTTTATAAAGATTTTGATAAAGTGTCATCAAGATATAAGGTTCTTTATTACTTGCCACGCTTGAGCTCTTCTTCTACTTCTTGTGTTTTTTGAATAAGTTTATTTTCAACAAAAGCATATACTCTTTCTGTAGCAGCATCTACAGTTTCTCCTTGACGAACATCATCTTCAATTCCTACACCAATTTTAATGCTTTCATAATTCCCAAGATTTCTTGTGAATGAAAGGTCTACTTTAACCTTAGTTGTCATTTATGCTCCTTCATGTGTCTAGATAAACTGTCGTGACCAAAAATTCCCCAACGAAGTTCCCATTCTTTTTTACAGACTGGGCAAATAATAAGCCTGCTCATTTATTCCGCCTTCCATACAGGAACGAATCTTCCGTCTTCTGTTTTAGTATATAATATAATGTTGTTTTTGAGAAGACCCATCAACTCTGTTTTTGAAGGAAGCTCTGATGAGTGTCCTGAATCTAATATATGTTGATGAATATCTAATATGTGTTTTTGATTAAACATATACCTAGACCATTTTGAAATATCAGATTTTCCAATTGAATATATTTTTTCTGGAGCAATAACTTTTCCTTGAAGTATATATTCCTGTATGGTAACTCTGTGCCTATTTAAGATTTGAGAAACTTCAACTATGCTGTATGCTCGTTCCATATGTTTCTTTACCTGAGAATATGAGTAAAGCATTCTTTTTTTATCTGCATAGCTCCACGCCACAAGTTCGTCTTTTGATCTACTTGAACTGAGAACTTTATGTATTTTATCGTTTAAGAAGAAATACCGTAAGCTTTTTGATTCTCTATCTCTTTTTGATCTAGCCATCTTCCGAAAGCACTCGTTTCTTTATTAATCATCCATCTTTTCCCGCACATTATGCAAAAAAGTTCTATGTGTAGTTTTTGTGAAAAAACTCTATCAACAAAAACTCGTCCTCTACATTTTATGCACCACATTATGCTGTGAATACCTTTCCATCTACTACACATGAATAATCTGGTGAAACATGTATCATTTGAATGTGAGGATAATCATTTACAATATGAGCTACTGCAAAACCTTTTTGCCAGTCGTGGTGCTGGGTATACTTCATCCCGTCTGATTTTTCATCACACATATGCCCGATTTCGTAACCACGAAGAGTCTCTCCTTCACCATTATTCCTTAACTCATAAGTTACCATATGAGAAGCAATTCTATGTGAATGTCCACGTATTAATGAAATTTGCATATCTTCCATATCTTTTCGGGCAGACCCAGTTGCGGCAATCGAAAGTCCGTGATGAACGTGAATATCTCCAAATCTGCGTTTAGGCAATTCATTATAATAAATATATTCATAGCCCAAAGAATCAAGAGACCAGAGGGATTCTGGAGTTACATCTTTTGCATAATCTGGAAGTTTTTTGTCTATATAATCAAAAATTCTAATATCATGATTTCCTAATGCAGAAAATAATTGAGCATCTGGTAGCATTTCACGAGTTTTTGTATAAAAATCTCGTGCACCCTTTGCTTCATGTCGCATCATTGGTACAATAAGATCTTTGCTATCATCTTTATGAAGCTGCATAAATTCTGCAGAACGACCTTCTGTATACTTGCTATAGCATGCTTGATCATCGGTATCCCCCAAATAATCTACTACGTCTGGCTTAAACCATTTCATGACTTTAAACCAAAGCGCAATCATTTTGTCGTCTTGATACGGGAATTGCTGATCAGATGATAGCATCCACTTTAAATCGTTACTCATTCTATACCTTTATACTAAAAAAGTCACGGATGCGTGACTTTGATGTTACAGTAATTGTAACATATTGGTTTGGGGTGTCAATAGGTTAAGCTAGTTGTCCAACTACAAATACGGTAAATTTAACAGTTGTATTAGCTGTATTAGTTCTAAATAATAAATCGCAAGATGTTGCTCCTGCTGAAACTACTTGTGGAAAAATTTGAGAATTGGCCCATGACTGAGATATAGAGCCATGCATCTGAACCCAAACTGATGGTGTTCCAATAAATGTTTTTCCGTATGAAACCGTCTTTGGTGTTCCACCAACAGATGAGGAGGACACTTTGACTGACGATGGCACGGGCACAACCGTATTATATGCCACCGTTGTTTTTGTTGTTGTATCTGTTGAGTTTGCTAAGCCTGCTGCATCTACGGCAATATTAGATACTGTTTCTCCTTTTGCAACTGTTTGCAAATTTTGAATAATTAAAGAAAGAAGATCAGACGTAACGGGATCTCCTGGGTTAATTGACATAGGCTTAAGCGTGATTGCCATTATTTACTCCTTTGAGCCTTCAGATAGGCTTTTGTTTTCATCTACAAGCTGTGTAATTTCAGCACGAAGAACTGCAACATGGGTCTCATACTGTGAGACAATTTCGCCAATTCTTTGCTGTAAAGCCTGCACTACTAATTCTAATTTTTCCATTTTATTCCTTTTCTACTCAACATAAGGATACCATTATCCGTTGAGGGCGTCAAGTCTTTCTTCTAATAATTTTATTTTATTAGTCATTTCTCTAAATGCACCCACTAAAAACATAGGTATCTTTTCATAAGCAACAGAGTCTGGCTCACCGTCTTTGTATATAACTAATGGATTTCCAGGTTGTGCTTCATCTACATCTTCTGCAATAAGACCATAGTGTAACTCGTCTGGCCTATCAGAAAAATCTTCTTTATAATTAAATGTAATTGGTGTTAATGCTCCAATCAGGTCATACATTGATGTTGGGCTTTGATATTGAATATTATCTTTGTACTTGCGGCTAGAAGCAGCTACATATACTCTTAGATATCCGCTACCGTCTTGAATAACTGTTGATCCAGAGCCTGGGGCTGTTGTGGATGTTCCTAATGTATTTGCAAAAATATTTCCGCTAGGTAAAAGTTTTGTTTTAGGGCCGCTAGCACTAGTTACAGAATCAGATCCCCCATGTCCAACCATGACGCTACCGCTTGCACGTAGGTCATTCCATCTATAAGTTAATGTTCCTAAATCGTAGTTTGAACCACCTCCCCAATAAGGGTAGCAGTGTGTTGTCCATCCTCCAGTATTTGAGTTGTTAAAACCTATACCTCCAACTGCTATGCAGTTAGCTCCATTTAAGCTGTAGTTTGTATGGATGTATGATGTACCAGAGCCTGCAGATAAAGTTTGTCCAGTGAGTAGCCCAGCTTTAATTTTTTCAGCATCAATTTGAAATGCAGATATAAATGTTGATACTACAGCATCTGCAGAAATTGTTCCCGTTGTTATTTTTCCACCATTAATTGTAGTTGTTGTAGTATTACTATTAATGCTATTAACAATAGCATCTCTGTTAAAATTTGATGATGGCAATGCAGCATCTGCAATTGCTTTAGCTGCATCTGCTGCATTTTTAGCAGTTGTAGCTGCAGTTGATGCAGCTTGAGCTGTTGTTTGTGCAGAATTTGCATTTGTTAAAGCTGTTGATGCATTTGTAACAACAGTAGAAGCAGCTGTTCCGCCTATTGTTGTAGTTCCATCAATTACTGCTCCAGTTGCATATAACTTTCCATTATAATCAACTTTAAAAGCTGCTGCAGAAGATGACTGAGATCCAACCCATATTCTAAAGGTATCAGTTGCACTTAATCTAATTATAGAAGGTATCGTACCTGTTGTATCCCCTAGTGTTAGTGTTCCATTACTTTCTAACTTTGTATTGCTGCTATATATAGATCCTGTTGTTTGAGCTGTTCCATTAATTGTCCACCCACCAACGTAACCTTGACGAGCATCGATTTTACCATCTGATTTTGTTATAGCAACTGTTTGTGCACCATTTGCATCATATGCAAATAAGCCAGCGTTGTCTAGCCTAACTCTTGCACCGCTATTTGGCAGTGTACCTGCATACAATGTTCCGCCATTTAATTGAACATCTCCTGTAAAAGAACCACCAGTGGCATTAATCTTTCCAGTTGTATAAATATTAGTTCCATCCCAGAACAAAAAGCTGCTTGCACTACCAACTCTAAATTGTCCTGTGTTTAACCAATAGTTATGACCAAAGTTTGTGGTTGATTTATTTAAAATAATTCCACTGTATGTTCCTGATACCTGAGATTCAGTGGTTGTAGTAGAAGTATTAATTGATTGAGAGATGCCAGTTCCTATTTTAAATAGGTCAGCAGTTTTTCCACCAATTGAGAGAATTGATTTTAGTTGTGCCCACACATCGGAAGGTGCAGTTGGATCAACTATTGGACCTAACGTTCCAGAGTACGGTGAGTCCCACGATATTGCATTGTAAGGACTTTTTGCAGTAACTTGATAATAATACAATGTATTTGGTAATAGGCCTGTTGTTGAAAATCTAGTTGTTGCTTTCCCTTCTACTTGCCCGTATTCCCAAACTGGATTGGTTGTAGTTGCTGGGTTCTGCGTTGTCCATCTGACTATGTAGCCAGCTGTATTTGAATCTGAATTTGCTGACCAGGTAAATGTGGCTCCACCACTAAAACCACTTTTGTCATTGGTATCTAAAAATGAACTTGCTGAAACACTTACTGGAGCAGATGGAGGAGTAGATGTGTCTGGATCTGCATTTTTTGGAGTTATAGGGTTTGGATAAATTGTATCTGTATGATTAGCGGTTAACCATTTATCTCTTGTTCTAACCATTACCCATCTTTGAGCAAAATCAGAAGTATTAATCGTTATATTGGTTGATGTTCCAACATAAACTATATATTGTTCTCCTGCAAATGCCCCCGTTAAGCTTTCAAATACAACAATATCTTCTTGTACGCTAGTAGGGTCTATTGTAAATTTAACTCCATACGATTTAAATCCTTCAGTAACAGATAAGTTTAAAACACCTTTAGTTAAATTTGGTATATCAAATCCATAAGTTAATATAGGAGAACGTGGACCTTCGGAGGTAATGCCAGTTTCTGGGTCTTTATAAATGTAGTGGAACCAAAAATTAAATTGTTTATTTGCTCTTGTTAATGGTAGTTTAAGTGTTACATCCCAGGAGTCTTTCGCTGTTTGTTGTGCAGCATCAGCAGCCGCTGTTGGCGTTGGCTGTAAGTCTGGAGGTAGTATTGGACCTCCGCCTCCTGTTGCATCTAACATTTAGAATGAAACTCCTAATCGATATTCAATGTCCATCTGCTTACCTAGTGATTTAATAATTGGTGTAGATAAAACAGATCTACTTATTAAACCGTAATCTATTTTAAAAGAATCTTCATCATTAATTCTTAGACCGTCTAGAAGAACTGTTGTGTTGCCTGAAGATTTTGCTTTAACGCCTACAGAAAGCTTTACTATAGATGTACTATCTGGAGATCCTGAACTATACTGGTTAGAATATAGGTTAGCTAAAGATAAAGATTTAATCTTTAATCCTGTAGAAGAATCTCCTGCAAATCTAATTTCATAGTAATCTGTTGTGGTGCTATATGCTCTTATAAAAATATAATCTAAATTAGTATCATTTTGTTTATAAGCAATAGTCATGCTGTCATTAGAGCTATACCCTGATAAATCTAAAATTAAATTATAAGAATATTTTTTACTAGATGACGAAGTTGCTGTTATTGGCATATAATATGAACCGATTAGTGGAGCTGGTGTTGATACAATAGTTGCTGCAACTTCAGAATCATCCAACCAATATTGACCATTTTCAAAATTAGAAATTGATCTGCTAGAGTAATCGGTTGTTCCTAATGTAACGCTAGGGAACAAACCAATTTCATTAATTGTTCCCGCCACATCTGTTGGAAGAGTAGTTTTATAAACTATTCCGTAAGTGCTTAATCCAGTAACACTACTTGTTTGAATTTCTGGGCTACTTAATGTTACCCTAGATTTATAAAATTCAAATTCGAGCTGTGTATCATTTTCTGTCACAGCAGTTGACCCAATACCTATGGCAATATCTTTTGAGCTATTTGAAGATTGATTTGCTAAGTATTCTGTTAAATATCTTTTACCATATTTAGTTAAAAGATTTTTTGATCTTGCAACTTCAATACCGTCTTCAAAAAAAACATATTCTCCACAAAAGTTTATTTTATTGTCCATATCCGTGCACTCCTACTACTTCTGTTCCAACGCTATTCTTGACGTTAAATTTAAATTCAACAAATTGATTTCCATTTCCATCTGTGACCATTGTTTTGCTAATTAATGTAATATCTTCTAGCCTAGGTGCTTTGCGTGGATCTTCTGGTGGATCTTCAGGCGGAAATGGATCATCAGGAACTGTTGGGTCATCTGGATTATATCCATTATCAACTCCTATTGATTGAACTGGGTCAAGGCTACCTTTATTTACAATAACATAAGTATCTGGGCTTAAAACTCCAATCAGAGGGTCTCCTGGATACAACAAAATCTTTTTAGATTTTGGTATCTTGGAAGCGGGTACTTTAATGTTATCGGCCATATTTACATTCTACCATTTCATTGTGTATAAATCGACCTGCAAACCACTTGAGTTTCTGCAGATTCTGAATCATAATTTGTGTCTGTAGCAAGCACAACATATTTATTTATATTAGTTGCTCCAGCGTCTTCTGATGAATAAAGTCCGTTTATTGGATAAGATATTTCTACAACATCCCCTATCTTTAATAATGGATTAAAAAATGTTCTAAGGGTAACTACTCGTTGCTGATGAGACCATTGATCTGTTATCCAGGTTGCCAGGGCTTTTGCTTCGGATTCTTTTTGGATCCAGACAGACTCAAACCCGACTTGCTCTGCTTTATCTGCGTCAGTAGTATTTGGATTCATATACTCATATGGGTCTGCTGGTCCTACATAATCCCCAACTACTAGAAACTGTCTTTCAGCTCCATTATCAAGAGCTGTAAAAGCTCCCGTATTATTCATCACAAAAACATCCATTGTATATGAATCAAGAGCGGATCCAACAATTGTAACATCTGGATTTTGTACTAGCAAGGGGTACCTAGGAAATACTGGTGATCCCGCAAACCTAGATTGAACTCTTCTTAATTCTCTCGCAACTGGTCCAAATTCTTTTACCCATATAGGGTAAGTTATTGGGCTTCCCTTATCAAAAATAAAATCTGAAATTGTTTTAACTAATGCTGAATTTTCTCCTAAAAATCCATGATATATACTAAAATAGTTATTGCTAACAAATTCGGCATCTGTTATAGACGCTGTATAAACATAATCGAACGAACATATTCCTTGTAAAGAAACTAAACCTATTTTGTCGGTTAAAGTTACTGGAGATGTATCTACAACAGAAAATTGTTTATTATTGATCATAATTTTAAATATTCTGCTACTTGTTCCGCCTATTGTTTGATCAGTAGCTTTAATATCAACCCTATACAATTCTCCACCATTTATGTTTGTTATAATTGTTCCGTCCGTATCTTTCTGACTTGTAATCATAGATACTGGTTTCCCATTAACTATTTTATAAAAGTTAATATCTTTATAATTTTTTTCTCCATTAGAATTTTGGCTTGTTCCCATTGTTAATAAATACCCAGCTGTGTCTGTGCTATTTAGTGAGAATGCCACTCCAGCTACAGTTCTTTGATTTCCCGTAGCTACTTTAGTAACTGGATCTTTTATTAATGGGAAATATAGATTGGTTCCTATAATAAAATTTTTATTGCCTGAATATTTGGCATTGATGGTTGCCATAGAATACACCGTATTAGGCGGATAAGATGGAGGTAATGAAGGATCAGTATTAGGGACAGCAACTGTATTTGGAGCAGTAAGTGTCATAAAAGATCTTGAAATTGGATTTAACAAATTATTTGTAGAATCTGGAACCATGTTTGTTATTTGAAAAACATATTCATTATCGGTTAATGTGCCAGCTACGGAATCCCATTTTTTACCCTGCCACTCTGCTTTTAACGGAGCAATTTCTGCACTATGCGTAAGGCCAGCTGTATCGCCTGTAGCTACAAGACCAAATACGTTTCTTGATTTAATTCTATATCTACCTGTGGGTGTAAAAGTTTGTGGAGCTGCAAGCCCTTGATATTTAGCAACATCTGAATCTGAAGTAATCCATTTTACAGAAGTTGGGCCCACATATTTTAATAAAGTTGAATTAAAAGTTGCTGTTTCTAATTTTACATATGAATATTCAATTGCATCAAATTCAACAACTTCTTTATCAATTACTAAATAACCTGAATAAGAATAAAGTTGTTTGTCGGACCCTTCAATAACTACTGGTTCTAAATTTACAACTCCATTTGGAGCAACTTCTCCTGCGGCATTTGTATCAGACGGAGCAACTGGAAGTAAGGTTGATACTAAAGCTGCTGCTCCCAAAGATGTCACTCCAGACCGATAAACTGGTTCTGCTGAAGCTAAATAAGCTGATCCTAGCTGTGGGCTGTATATAACTTTTACTGATTTTACAGATGGAACATTTTCAACTGTTAACTCAGATATATTTGCTAAATTTGAACCATTTGAATTATATCTAAATTTAAATTGTGTGTTTTTATTTTTATCAAATATATAATCTCTAGGGTAGAATTGAAGCACATCATTTTCATCAAAAATAGCAATTGTTTGTGTGTCTTTACATAAGTCTTGTATGTGTTCCCAAACAGTTTTTGAATTATCTGTATACCAGTACATAGGTGCTATGGAAGACGTATCATTAGAAGCAGTATTAAAATTATAGTTTGTAAACCCCACAGAGTCCAGCAATCTTCTTATGATTGCTGTGGAAGACATGTTATTAGTAACAATATCAGGTGCTTTTATATACTGTAATTCTTTTGCACCATCAAGTGCATTAATTTGAACAGAGCCAAACTCATCTACGGTATAGGAATCTGCATAGAAAACACCTAAATTAATTTTTTCTGAACCTATAGTTGTATGAGGTTTAATTTTAATATTATTGTAAAGATTTAATTTAGACTTATCAAATGATTTAGTTTTATCATAATAAACATATTTTTTATCAAAAGCATTTAATGATAAGCTAAGGGCATTTGCTGTTACGCTACCCACTGGAATCAAACCGTCTATTTGATCTGAAGAATTTTTATTTATTGAGAACGATACCAACCTATCTGAAACATCTAGCACGTATTTGGATGCTATTTCAATAATTCCTAGGTAGCCGCCTGATTCAGATATTGTGTTGACCTGTAATTTAAGAGAACTTATATCAACAGAATTATTAAATGATGTGGGTTCAGAGGTAGACCATGATGATCCGTTGTAATATATATTTACAACCCCATTGTCTGGACATGTTGTAGAGGTATATATTGTTTGCTCTGTTCCTGCTCCATTTACTAATTTAACATTCCAAGAAGTTGGTTTTCCATGAGATGTTTCAAATTTAATTGTAATTTTATTTGTAGGTGCCGATACATTATTAATTTTTGGATATGACACAGTCAAAATACAATTTGATAAAGTATTTCCTGAAGCTGGTGGACTTATCCAGTACTTATAAGCAGTCTTAACTCCTGGAAAATATAATCTATTAGCAAAGTATTTTGACGAATTATAATTATCAGCATTTAAAACTCCTGAAGATTTTCTTGCCGCAAGCGTTGGGTCCCCAAGTATTAAATATTGAATACCAGCGTACTTTGGTCTTCTTGGATCAATTAAAGTAGTAAGCGGAAATAGTTTTTCAAACGGTTTAACGCCGTCTGGGTTTGTATATGTCAAAGAACCCGCTGGATTAGATGTTGTTCCGCCTGGCCCCATAATTGTAACTCCAGCAATTAAATCATTCATATTATATTCTAGCTGGCAACCGTCAACCTTAGATATAGTTGTTGATTGATTAATTACATCAATAGCAGACATTATACTTCTTCCAAATTAATTGAAACATCCCAAAATTCTTGAGCCACATCGGACATGTTGCTTTTTACGTTTCTTTTTACAATATTAAAATTAGCAGAAGTAAATACAACCGTTAATATTTCGTCACGTGCAGATACTCCGTTATAAGATATTTTAATTTTAAAAGACCCCGTACCTTTGCCATAATAAAATGATCTTAATGCTCCAGCTCCATAGCCGCCGTCTACTGTCATAGCATCATTGGTTGGAAGCATAGTCCAGCTTGTGCTTAGTGTTTTTTTATCTGCAACAAATAATTTTCTTAATAAACCATTTGACATTCTTTGAGTTCTTTCAATTCTATTTGTATCAATAGATAGTGGCTGCCTATTATGCTCTGATATTTTAACCCATGACGGTGTATCGTTAGTTGAAATATCAAAGTATAATAATGAACCTACTGGAAGAACTATTGTCATGATTTTATACTCACATTCTTATTGGATCCTACCATTTTAGCATTAATCTTAGCATCTTGTCCAATAGCTTGTTTTGTCATAGATACAACTTGTCTAACAAATGCATCGGTATTCATTCCTTCAGAAGGATAAATATTTTGAGTTAAGTTGATAACAGAACCATTTCCTGATTGTGTTCCTCCCGCAACAGATAGCCCACCTGTAGGTATTTGATAACTTGGGCTTGCTGCTTGTAATGATCTTAAAATATTTGCAGGAATAATATTGCCCGCAGATTTTGCGTGGAATAATTCTGGACCATTTTCTCCAACAAGGAAGGAGTCTCCAGGCATGACGCCCATCTTTCCACCTGCTGCTGCTGTAACTTTAGCTCCCAGTTTATTTTTAACAGCATCAAATTTGTAAACTTGATTAGTTTGTTTATCA